GAGAACGAGGCATTGAGGCTACCCGAGCCCGAGGTTGTGACCGATGGGATTCCGTAGGCTTGACCTAGGTAGGGCAGACCAAGATAGTTTGCACCGAGCATGGGTCAGTCCTTACATAAACGACATGAAGCCGTTGTTCGCTGGGTTAATGACAAAGGCTTGGCCGGCGTTAAAGGGCTGACCAGAAGCAGAAGTTGGCGAGTTCCACGTTGCAGTTCCACCAACTGGCGTATTCAGCGCTACAAGATAGTCAATTAAAGGAATACGAGACGAGCCAGCGGCAACTGCTAAACTATCTCCGATGCCGCCCCAGTTTCCGGATTGACTAGTCCAAGTAAAACTTTCACAAGTAGCAAGAAGTAATTGGCCTTGGCGATAAGCAACGGTTGAACTTACGTACGATTGCGAGTTAGCGTTGCTTAAAATGGGAGTGTATGAGACTATTGGGTTAGTGCTAGCGCCAGAGAATTGAGCGATTGCGTAAGCGCCAGTTGTGCTAGCCGGCGCTCCAGACCTAGTAATTGTTATGTTTCCGGGGACGCAACTATGCCCAATCCAAACTGCGTATCCGTTTGTAGTTGCACCATTATTGTAAGCAAAACTAATCCAAGTTGCACCGAGACCTGAAAAAGTGACAGTAGTGTTGTTCGGCAACGTCGAACTTCCGTTAGACCAGTTAGCGTTTGCCGAACCAGCGACAATCACAACCACATCATTGGCGAGTGTCGTTGTAGGTATGTTTATGCTCGAAGCAGTTAGCGATGCTGTCGTTGTGCCACGAAGTCCAATAGCCATTATGCCACCGCCACGCAACGCCACTTAGACGTTTCTGTGTTCCAAAAGAAACCAACGTCGAGGCGAGTAGTTGAACTTGTAGTTGTTGGTAATAAGGAAGTACCAGAAGCCTCAAACGACGTCCCCCAAGTCAAAGCAATAGACGTTGTTCCAGTTATTGAAATGCGCAATGTATCACCGTCGACTGGCGTGCCAGTTAAACTCGATGTGAATGAAGTAATTGCAGTTGATTGCGATGTAATGTGAACAACATCATAGTTGTCAGTGTTAATGGCCGGGGTTGCCGAGTTAGCAGAGAGCGCCAACACACGCTTAGTGATGCGCTTGTTGGTCAGGGTGTCGGTTGTAGCTCGAGCGACCAGGGTGTCTGTGGAGGTCGGCAGGGTGAGCGTTCCCGAGTTGACGATGCTTGAGAAGTTCGGCGTGGTCAGGCTGGGGGATGTGCTGAGAACGTTGTTGCCCGAACCTGTGGAGGTGGTGACGCCGGTTCCACCCGCCAAGACTGGCAAAGTTCCAGCGGTAAGGGCCGATGCCGAGGTTGAGTAGATTGCGTTGTTGGCTGCGGTGAATCCGGTCAGGCCAGTTCCACCGTTGGATGTGCCAAGGACGCCGACTAGGTTGCTGATGTCGGTGGTAAATACGTTATACCAAACGCCAGTGCCGTCGAAGACAAAGTTGTATCCAGAGCCCACGGGAATTGTGTATGGCGTGGTGGCTCCGTAGTTGGTTCCCTCTAGCGAAAGGCTGTTGGTTCCACCCTTGACATTGACCGTGACCGAGGCGTTATTGACGATTGAGTAGGTCGAACCGCTCACTGGGTGTACCGGCAGGGTAATGGTCTGCGAGGCCGTAGACCCACCAAAAATAGTTATTTCACCTAGAGCCGCAGTTGCAGTAGCCGAGCGCAGGGTGACGTTCTGACTTTCGGTTGGGGACCAAGTGCCGGGAGTACCAGCAATGGTGCAGACCCAAATGGTTGCGGTTTGGTCGACTACCAAATCGCCTACAGCAAAGGTTCCTGACGTTGGAGAACCTGATGTGGTTCCGCCGACAAAGCGAGTAGCGGTTGTGGCTCCGGTTAGACCAGATGCTTTAAAGTCAGGTGCGACTACTTCGCCGGTAAAGGTTGCGCCAGAGAGTGGGGCCAACTGGTTGAGCAAGTTCGCGTCAACGGTCTGGGCTATTTGGTAGCCAGCGGTGATGCTCTGCGCGGTGGTTCCGTATTGTGCGCGGGTAATCGTGAATGTGTCAGTTGCTACTGCGGTGACGCGAACTATCTCAGCATTGGAGTTCGTGGGTTGAACGCCAGCGGGCCAAATGGTCGCGTCGAAAGGCGTTGTAGGAAAATACGAACCTTGTCCAGCAGTAACGGTAAGTGAAGTACCACTAGTAGCTGGAGAAGGTGCTGTAGCAACTAGTGAATAAGCAAAGTTCTTTAATGCGTCCATCGCTTACTCTTTCTCTAGTTGTCTGACTTAGTTTGCGTATCCTTGTCAGACGTTTCTACCGTCGTTGCTGTTGCAGTCACTACTTCAGGCGGAATAACTGTTCCGACTGCCGAAGCCGAAAATTCCTGTTGATTACCCATTACGAAAGTGAAGTAGTAACTGCACCAATTGCGAAAGCAATCGTTGAACCAGCAGAAATTGCGCCTGAAAGACCTGAAGTAGTTCCGCCACCAAGATAAGTACCGCTGGTTGATGCAGAGAAAATACCAAAATAAGGTACTCCGCCAGATTCAACAGGCATTCCTGTAAAGTTTTGCGCGTTAGTTGAAGCTTGTGAGCCAGCAGAAGCCGAGCCAAAAGCAATAGCCTGACGAGCGTATGAACCACCAGTAACCTCACCAGAAGCACCAGTTGTACCTGGGTCGGTGGTGAACAAGGCTAGGTAGTAAGTCGTCGAAGGGACGAACATAGCGTTCAAGCCAGCGTTTTCTTGAGCTGCAGGTAAGCGTGCCATTGTGTTCCTTTAAGTTAGGTAGTGCTTGTTTCTTATTTTAACACTTAAATGAGACTCAATTTGAGCAACTACGTCAAACTTAAGGTCAAACTACCGCTAGGAATACTTGGAGTTGTTCCCGAAGCGCTAATTGTAAGTGAAGAAGATAGATACGCAAATGCAACAACGCTGCCGCCAGTAGATGCGGTGTGAAGAGTAAGTGCAGCAATAGTCCCCCACGCCGCAGTTGACGTTGGGAACGTAATAATTTGTGAGTTTGAACCTTGAGTCGGGTTACTACCACTTGGCGAAGGAAAATTAGTTGTGTTGTTTGTATAAGCAACTCTTGTATATCCGTTGCTTCCACTTACAACTTCATTAAACACTGGAGTAGTGCTTAGCCAATATGGAGAAGTAGTAGAAGCGATGTCTTGCCACGTTACTGCACCGTCAAGAACAGTTCCGCCTGCTGCTACATTAACCCATGTTGGCTCTGTCCCAGAAGTGTTACCGCTTGAAGTAGCGATAAATATTCGACTTGTTCCAGTGCCAGGTGTTGAAGTTCCGTAAGTAGTCGGGATAATAAATACACCTGATGTGACGGCAACTATTCCGCCTGAACCAGGATATGACACAGCAGTTTGCAATCCAAAGTAATACGCTGCTGGCGCTGCTGTTCCTCCAAAAATTGCCGGGTAAGCAACTGAAGTCTCTCCGTAATATGTCAATGGCATCTTAGTTCCTTGTTAAAGTTTTACGTCGTAGTACCGAGCTAAATCTGCTGGAAATACTGCGGAATCTATCTGGTCTGGTATCAATCCTACACAACGGTGAGCGAGTGAAGATGCTGTTGAGCACACTATTCGTTGCCCAGTGCCAAGTGATAGTTGGATGACTGGAATCAATGAGTCAAGCGCCATACCAAAGATTGAAAACCAACCGTATGCAATTCCAATGCACCACTCAGCAAATTCAACAGCGCTTTTTCTTTGTTCTTCTGTCGCGTCTACAGGATGAATTACCGCGTATTTTTTATCGACGTAGTCAATAAGACTTGCAGCAGTGCCGCCCTTAGCTTCCATTTGCGACACCATCGCTTGAGGACCGCCAGCAATCACAATCATTGCGTGATTGACACTGCAATATGCTTTGTCAAAATGAGTGTCACGCAAAACAACACGGCGAAACCAGTAGCGAAGATGTTGACCGAAACGAATAGTTGCTGGAAGAAAACCTTGATGTTGTACAAGAATCAAATCGCCTGCAACTGCATTAGTACAGTGTTGTCCACTGTAATAGTAGCTAATTTCTGCTTTTGGAGTTACCACTTGTTTCATTCAGACTCACCTTCGTGAAAGCCTAAGTGGCGTTCAAGTTTCATAGCAACGTCGTCAACTTTTTGAGTGTAATTCTTAATAATGTCGGTAAGCATGTCAACTTTTGCTTCAGTGCGTGCCGCAGTGTCTCCAAGTCGAGTAGTGTTCTTTCCGTTGGGTGTAATTTCTTTGCTAACTTTCGCTAATTCTTCCGCTAATTTTTTGACGTCGTCTTTTAGTCCTTCGTCTCCATTAACTTTTGTGGTCACCGCTTTGATGATGAGCTTATGATAGCCTTTAGCGACTCCCCATATTCCTCCAATAACAAGGAAAATTGAAGATACTAGATTAAACCAAAAACTTAGTGCATTTGCTGACAGAAAACCTCGACGATGTAATTGTTGTGTCTTACTTTGTCGTAGGAACTGCGTGCGTTGTGTGATTTTGAAGAGTGTTGCAACGCAAGAAAGTTTGAGGGTGGCGACCGTCAACTGCGTGACCAGCAGCAGGAGAGTGCTTAGGAGGGTTGACCCAGACAAAGCTTGGGTCGCCTTGCTCACCGTGAGAAACAGTAAGAACATCGCCATTGTTAACGCTTACAATCAATGCGACGTGCTCGCCAGTTCCGCCACCGTAGACCACAAGGTCGCCAGGTAGAAGCTCGTCTACAGTCACGCCTTGTGCGTTCTTAATAAACTCAGCAATGTGCTTATCGTGTGAAAGCAACGTGCCTGTGTAGCCTTCGTGGTCGAAGCCAAGACCGTTAGGGTCTTGCGCGCCAGCCAACCAATACCAAAGCGTCACTGAGCCTGAGCAATCGGTGTTAATTGGAAACTTAAGAGGCCAGACTCCAATTGCGGCCATACGGTCCGCACCTTCAGAGTAATTAAAGTGCTGCTTGTTTGCAACGCCCCATTCGGCCCACTGTACAATTGTCGAGCGTACATCAATTGACATTTAGAATTCCTATCGAAGTAGTAAGTTGTAAGTTATTTTATCTCAAATTACTGAGAAATAAGAGCAGCAGAAAGATACGTAAGAACAGCAGAAGCAGTGTTAGCGTGCGCAGTTGTTGACGCCGCCCACAAACTAATATATGTTCCAGAAGTTACGTAAATCACGTCACTAACCTGCACCGCAATTGATGTAGTAGCACCTGTGTGCGCAATTGCTCCAGAGTAAGCGTTTGCGGTTCCAGATGTTGTACCTGTACCAGTGTAAATATAAAGTTGGACTTGGGCACCAGACACGGCAGGGTTAATCTGCATTCCACCGTTGACTTGGTAATATCCAGTCACAGGTACAATAAGACCATTACTTCCTGTTGTCATGCCTCCATTGAGGTAATAGCCAGTACCCGTAGTACTACCAAGTGTTATCAATGTTGCGCTTGTCGCAACTGATGTGGTTGCTGTCGCATAAATACGACCGGTCGGAACTTGTTTCAAATTGTACAATTGTTGCGCGTTATTAGCAAGTAAATAAGCGAGTTCTGAGTCCATTATGCAATCTCCGTTGTGTAAGTTAAAGTAGGCGACGTCGCATTTTGTCCACCAATACCATCATAATTCAAAGCAATAATGGAAGATGAGTCAAATACTTCATTTGGGTCTTCTACCCAAGTGCCAATTGTTGATAAAAGATTATTTGGTTGCTCCCACCAAAGATACGTATATTTCTTTCCGCTATCGTCAAAGATAGCCGTTGGATATGAGCCAGTAGCCACGGTGTCATATCCTAAGTTGATGCAAGCAGGGTATTGAGTTGATGAGATTTGACCAAGCACAGTTACTTGACCGTGATTTGCAAGACCTTGAATGTAAATAACATTATTATTTTGCATGTATAGAATTTTGTAAGTGCCGTTGTACGCTGAAGGAGTAAAGTCAGATAAAGTAATTGTCTGACCAGGTACAAAATCAGTTATGCCGGTAGTCGTTGCAGTCATTGCAAGTACTGAATGATAGTAATTGTATGTTTGAGCAAGAGATTGTACAGAAAATACAGTTGGCTTAGTTACTAGTAATGGACTAGAGGTAACTAAAGAGTTTGAGTACGTTCCTTGAGTAGATATAATTCCTTGGTCTAGACCGCCAGTTCCTGCTGAAGTCAATGCTAAGTAAGAAACTCCAACATTAACACCGTAGTTTGTCTGGCCGTCTGAGTCAATTGCAATTGTGACGTTGTATGGAGAAGATGTCGTGCCAGCAGGCAACGGAACATTCAACCAAGTCACTGGATAAAGAATTGCGTAATATCCAAGCGCTCCAAAGAGAGTTGCAGTGCCATCATTGTTTTGATTTATCGCACCCCATTGAAAAGGATAAAAAGTAGCAGATGTGCGACTACCGTACCAAGGTATTGTAAGTTGATTTGAATTAGATGTATAAAAACTGCTACTTCCAGCGCCTGACGGTGATAATGGATATGTAAAGTATGAAGTGACTAAAGTATCTGAAAACAAGCCTAACGGAACGCCAGCAGTGTTTGTAGTTGAAACAGTGGTCCAGAAAGAGCCAACGTTAAAGTTACTATTGATATCAATCCAAATAGGAAGACTTCTAATTGTTAAGTCGCTACACACGGCATAAATATATGAATTATCTGTATAACTTTTATTTCCAGGAGTTTGCGGCGGACCGTAGATTCCTCCTTGATAAACGTTAAATAAGTTTCCATACTGGTCAGCAAGTCCATTTGTGACTTGATTTACTGTATCAATTTGACCTGTAGCGGAATCAATTGCCATCCACACGTAAGAGTTCGTGGAACCGCCAATAATAAATAAATAGTCGGTTGAGTCGATTGTTGCTACGCAAAGAGATGGCTGATTTGTACCAGAAAAAGGAAATACGTAACTAACATTGTTGATTGTTGTTTGTACTGTAGCCCACGCACCCATCGCGCCAGTAGTTGAGTCAAAAGATGTTGAGTAAAGTGTACCGCTTTCTCCATATGCAAATATCGATTGAGACGACGGTGCGTACACGCATGAGCAATCAAATTCTGGTAAATCGTCACCTCTAATCCATTGTCCAAGGCCGGTTTGATAGCAAGGTGCAGCATACGTTGCATTTGTAGTTGCAGCGGTTGATGGAAGAGTATTTGTAGCAAATAACCAGCCGTTAGCACTAATGTAGCTAAGACTTGCGGGAGGCGTTAGAGAAACAGATGTTCCTGGATTGTACGTACCTTCTTGATTCGCGCTTCCGTAAGGCGAAAGCGAGTAAATATTGCATCCAGTAAATGAAGTCGCGGTCTTTCCAGTGTATTGAACATAAGATGTTGTTTGACCTTGTTGACTTACCGCACTAAGTGTAAGAATGCCACTAGAATTAGGGAACCCTGCCGTGCTTGTAACATTCATTGTGCCACTTGAAAGTAAGTACATTGTGAACGATTGAGTCAATGTTGTCGACAAAGTTACTGGAAGACTTGGGTTTGCGCTTGGAGTTAAGTTTCCAATCAGTACACCTTGCGCTTCTTGAAAAGCATCTGACGCAAGAGCATTGACAAATTCTCCCGGTACTTCTGTTGTACTTGTACCATAGCTAACATAAACATCTGCCGATGTAGAAAAATCAGTAGGAGTGGCGGCAAAAGTAGAAGGCAAAGCAGAGTATGAAATAGGTATTCTTAATACAATTCCATTAGTCGAAAAGCCAGATACATTTCCAATCACCTGAGACACAGAAGTAGTTCCAGTTGCACTTAACGGAACCCAGCCAAGAAATGCTCCGGTTGTTTGAGGCTGAGAAAAGTTTGCGCCACCGTAGATAAGCTTAGAAGTGTGAATCACATGTTCTTGGTTGATGTCACCAGAGTTTGTAATGTCAAGTTGGTTAATTGAATGCCAGTTTGTAGTATCCATTATGCCATTGACGTTAAGTTAGTACCTGAGTATGAAAGATTTTTACTAGAACTAAGGCCAAGTCCTGGGTAAGACCAGATTGTGTTTGAACCTGCAAACAATCCAACAACGTCAACAAAGTGCACTTCACCAGTTGTTAAGTTTCCAGTTGTTGGAGTGATTGTCACGGTAAGCGAAGCAATAGCCGCATTACTTGGCGCAATTCCTGACGCAGTGACAAATACAAAAGTCTTTTGCGCTGTTTCTGCAACAATTGGGCCGGCGGAAGAACTAATTAGTGTTCCTGTTGACGTGTACCAGTTGATTGAGAGTTTTGCATTTCGCATTGTAGTTCCATTTGGAGCTACTTGAGCAGACGCTGAATAAATTGTTGACGACGTGACTGGTACGTAAGTAACTAATGAGTTAGTAGTTGGAGCAAGAGCCGCGGTTGATGCTGATATTGATGATGGCGTTGTGCCAGCAGTCATTTTTAGCGAATATGTACCGTCATACGTTGGGTCTGTAGTTCCGTTTGATAATGCAAGAGTAGCATTTGTTCCAGTCCATGAGCCAATTGACGCAGTGAAACCTGCGTCGTCACGAGAAAGCAAATTCACAGGTCCAGTTTTAGCGACCCATTCTTTAATCATTGTAATTTGAGAAGAACCGTTGTACGTGTAGCCAGTCATTTTACTTTGCGAATCATCTGAAACAAGTTGAAGAGCGCCAGAAGTTCCACCGTAAAGACCAACTGTATATCCATAAGTTTGAGGAGTCCAAGTACCAGAAGCATTTTGAGTGTACGCTCCAGTTAAAACTACTGAGTTTGCTCTAATCCATGACGTTGCGTTTGAAGATGTAGAGTTTTGATTTACTGTTTGCAATACAATATTGTAGTAAGTTGAACCACTAAGTGTGTAAGAAAGTGGAAACCCAGTATTTGGATAAATTGCCGCATTTGAAGTGCTTAGCCATTCGGCAGGGATATAGCACGATGCCAACACAGTACCGTTAGGGCCTGCTCCGCTGTCACCTTGTAAAGTAAGTAGCACATCTGAACCCGAGTTTGTAATCACAAGACCAAGCACCACACGGCTTATAGTTTGAGAAGAAGAACTAAAAAAACGGTATGCTAAAGCGTTATTAGTAACAAGACTATCTTGTGTTGTGCCAATCGGGACATTCACATTAACAGCACTACCGGTATAAATAAATGTTGATGAGTGCGGCACAAGAAACTGGTTAATTTGACCAGCTAAAGTTGCTTGTCCAGGAGTTGCTGCTGTCCAGTTCGGGTTTGCCATTTAGAAGCCTGTCGCGTAAAGTGAAAGTTGAAGAGAAAGAATAAGGAACTGACCATTTGGCCATTGCACCGTCGGGTTGAATAATGCATGGTCAAACAAGTCTCCAAAGTTGGTTACGTTTTGCGCAAGAACAAAAATGCCAGCCTCTGAAATCGTGTATGAAGTTCCAGTAGTGTTGATTGGAAATTGAAATTGCCATACAGATTGTCCTGGATTTGAACCAAGTGCTGGCACATATCCTGAAGCAGAAGCCGTAGTTCTTGCGATTTCATTTGTCAATTGCGTGTCGGCAACTGAAGGCTGGGTTGTACCTGTACCAATTGCTCCGTAAATTGGAGCAATGATGGCTGAAGAAGTGCCAATATCGGTTGCAATATCTTGAACTCCAAGATATGAGATTGCAGCAGCAACGTCAGTAAGACCTGCTATACAAATTGTATTTTCTGCTTCACATCGATTTGTTAGCGTCTCACCGTCAAAAGTTTCGATGATAAGCTTTCCATGAAAATCTAGTCCTGCCTTCATTGCCATGTTCCTTGGATATATGTACTGCTTCCATTCCAGACTGATTTAGTAGAAATTATTGAAGCAGATATAGTGTCAATAAGTATTGTACCATCAGAAGAGGTCTGGAAGTTATAAAGAATATCTGGAGAATCTGCTCCAGTAGAAGTAGGGTCAGTATTTGAATTGATTTGGTCATTAAGTGACATTAATGTGTCTGCAAGAGTGTAAGCTCGCTGACCAGTTGCTGGAGTAAAGAGTTGTACTGGAGAAGTAGGTTGAAGCACCGTCAATCCACTAGTTGAGATTGCAACAGTAAGTTGGGCGGAGATATTTACAGTAGCCATTATCTAACTCTAACCGCTGTGACTTGCCATTGACGAAAACCACCTTGAATAACATTCATAGTCTGCTGCGTAATCATAAACTTTGCAGCTAGACCGGGAGCAAAGTTGTTTTGCGAATCAAGAAGTAATTGACTATCAAGAATAAACGTCTGGCCAGCTCGCCAAGTTCCAATAAACTCAGGAGTCGTGGTAAATATAATTTTCTCTTGCGGGTGACCGTATTCGGCCAATTCTCGAGTTGCTCGTTGATACGCCGCAGTTGTCGTACTAATAGAAGACTGGTTGACAACTGTGGCAAAAATACCTTTGTTTGGTCCGCCAATAGCTTTTTGCGAATTTTTTAAGTCTGCTTGAGCAGTGATAGTTGTTCGACGTCGATACCATATTGCTAATGTCGCTCCAGACGCTGGAACTTTTCCTTGGCCAGGAGTTACTTCTAGCCACCAAGAGCCGTCTGGGTGCTGGGCAATAGTCCATTGCGTAGTCACTATAGACGACCCGTCGTAGACACTGACAGTTTGCTGGACGCCATTGACTTGAACTACTGGAAGCTCAGTTGAAGTCGCCGAAGCAGTCGCGGTAATTCGAGCAGCGATGTCTGGTACGTGCGTAAGTTGCCATTGAGTTTGCTTACCATTTGTAGTCCAGGTATTTGTTGCTGGCCCAGACAACTTAGTTGAAAGAGTTTTTGAAGCACCTACAACAAGAGCACGATTGTACAAAGTTGTACCGTCAAAGTCGTATTCAAGGCCCTGGCTTTGGTCTATATGGCACTCAGTGTACGAGAGAGACCCGGAAGTTGTTGGCATATCGGTAACTACCACACCAGATGGAGGAGCTTGCTGCTGGTCATAGAAGTGTAAGTTTAAGTTGCCATCCACATACCAGCCGTATGCGCTTTGGCCAGAAGCCATTTTAGAGATTTTCTGGAGTCCACTTGTAAGATTTGTATAGTGAATAATTGTTCGAGGAATTACAGGCCCTGGTTGAACGTATCCACCTTGAGAAATCAATGCAGCCTCTAGTCCGCAATTAGCTTTCTTTACTAAGTCTACTACCGCATCACCCATTGGAATGCCCTCAAAAGTTGACTGAACAATTGACGCATTTGCGTATCCAGAATAGTCAACACAAGACAGAGCCCACTCGGCTTCATTTGGAGAGTTGATGTAAAGAGTAGGACTTTGAATATAGCCAGCAAATAAAGTTGCAGCGTCATCAGCGTCAGAAAGAGAATAGCCTTGGCTAAGAAAATATGCGTAAGCAGTATTGTCAAAGAGTTTTATTTGAGAAAACGCAGGAAAAATAAAACTTGGAGTCACCGTTAAATAAGGTGGAACGCCAACAGAATAATTAGGGTCAATCAAGTTGAACGATGCCGTGTCTCCTTGTCGACCAAAGTTTTGCGAAATTGAGATTGAACCGCGACCACCCGTGTATGCAAGATACTGGCCATAATCTACTGTTGGTTGATTTGGCGGAGTAATGTAGCAAGAGATTTGCGGAGCAAGTATCGTCATATTAGTGAGGCAGTATTACGCCTGCCTGAGGAAGAATTGTCGTTGTGAGTTGGCGACCAAGTGCATTTGAGAAGTCCTTGAGTGAGCCGTACACAGCACCATTCACCGTGACATTTACAATAACATTGTGAGAGTACGAAGACGCGCCTTTTAGTCCAGCAGTTGGGACCATTCTTGAAGCGTTTAATTTCTTCATTTGTTCGGCAGTAAATACTGTCTCACCTGCTTGAAGAATTGCTGGTACGTTTTCTCCTGGTTGACCAGGTACGACTCCACCTTCGTGGAAAATACTAAACACGCCCTTCATCACACTCATTGCGCCAGAAATTAGACCACCAACAACTGGAATTTTTTTAATGCCGCCTAAAATTGCGCCACCAATTTTACCAGCAACACTTTCAATACCTTTGATTAACCAATCAACTATTTTTGCACCAGCATGGAATAAGTCTTTGCCGATGCCGACAACAAAGCCAAGAATTTTTCCGCCAAGTTTTGAGAACCAAGTGATGATTCCACCAAGAACATGAAGAACTTTCGACTCAAAAGTAATAACTGGCTTAATTATGTCTTTCCACAAAGTATCCCACGCGCTAGAAATAAAATGCACAACATCTTTAACAACGGTCTTAATTGTGTTCCAGACCGTGTGCCAGTGTTTGTAGAGTTCGTAGATTGCAAGAACAATAAGAGCAATTGCGGCAATAACCGCAAGAATTGGCCAAGTGACTGCCCAAACTCCAGCGGCCAATCCGCCTTCAGCCGCAGCAGCAGCGTAAGTTTCAGTAGCCCAAGTCCCAAGCATTCCAATTTGTTCGCCAATTAGCGTTCCAAGTTTTTTCATTGGAGACATAAACAAATTCATCGCAGTCTTCATTCCAGTCCATGCGTCTTTTACAACTGTTGAGACTTTGTGGAACGCCCAGAACATACCAATGACTCCACTCACAGCGCCAACGACGGTAAGAAGAATTGCGGCTAGCTTCTTATTGTGCCCGATGAAACCAACAATTGGACCAACAATCTTAGCAAAAACACCAACAACTTTTTCAATCACAGGCAAGAATGCTTGACCAATTTCAATACGAAGCGCAGAAAATGTATTGTGAAGTTTCTTCATCGAAGCTTCATAAGTTTCTTGCGCTCTCATCGCTGCTTCTTGTACTGCTCTTTGGTTGTTGATAGACCTAGATGCTTTATCGTAGCCGTCTTTACTAGCGAGAATAGTCTTAATCATCGCTTTTCCTTGGCTACCGAACAAAATTGTTGCGACTCGTAGTTGTTCTTGAGCTCCGTGCATTGCTCTAAACTTTGGGCCGAGTTGGTCAATAACACTACCCATTCCAACAAATTGACCCTTAGAGTTAAATACATTAACTCCAAGTGTTGCCAATTCATTTTGAACTGGAGTAAGTTTTAACGCATTTAGTGTTTTCACAGACTCGTGACTTTGCGTAACAAGCGTTTGAATAGACTTTAAGTAGTTTCCATATTCAGGAGTTTGCGCAGAAAGTTTTTTCATTTCTTGCCCGTAAGTCGTTGCGCTAATTTTACCGTGAACGTACGCGTTTGCTAATCCTTGCAAACTCTTTGGCAACGACTTAATTGCGTTGTTAACTTCTCCCATTGTCGGGACCGTCGCACGACCAGTCTTAAGTAATTGGTTCATTGCAACGTTAAGAACCATAGAAGCTCGACGAGCATTCATACCGTGTTCGGTAAAGTCAAGCATAAGAGCAGCAGTTTGCTGGACGTTTGGAGCAAGAATACCTAAAGTACCAATAGCACGACTAACTTGTTGCGTAACTTGATTTAGAGTTTGCCCCGTCAATCGAGATTCGTTGTATAACGCTGCTTGGTCTTTTGCCGCTTGCGACAATGGTTCATGCGTTTGTTGCATAAGTTTTGAAAGACTTGATGCCACTGCCGATAGACTTTGACCAGAAGCAGCGGCACCTTGACTTGCAATATCCATAAATTGCATGGCTTGCTTTGTTGTTAGCGCTTTACCATTAAGTGTGCTTAACTGACCGGCAACTCCACCGTAAGCATTTGCAAGTTCAGACGCGCTGTACATTGATTGAGTAGACATTGTAAGAAATGCTTGGCCAATATCGCCAGCTTTTTTCATTGAAATGTCGCCACTGTTTGCGATTTTAACTACTGACATGTTGTACTCAGCCGCTGCTTTGGCAGATTCGTATCCAATGCCAGCAACTGCCGCCGCGACAATAAATGCTTTTGGACCGATTGAAGAAAGATTTTTTTCACTTCTTTGAGTTAGACCGTTAGCTTTTGCTTGCGCTTCGGCTTCGCTATTAAGCGCTTTTGAATGCATGTGAGCAGCGTCTGTTGCCGCAAGTTCTGCCTTGTTTGCAAGAGCAAGAGAAGTTTCAAACTCACGCATTGCGACTGACGCTGCTTTAGCAGCAGCGCCGTCATCACCAACAGCAACAGCAGCAGCAGCCGTGGCGTCTTTAAAAGCTTTTGTTGAAATTGCAAGTCTATCTTGCGCAACAGATAGTTCTTGCAATCTAGTTTCATAAATTGCGCCAGCAGTAGTGGGGTCGCCAAGCGCTTCTGTCATAATTGCGCCGGAACGAGTTGCCGCATCGCCGGCTTCATTAAAGTGATTGCGAATTTTTTCAAGTTCATTGTTGAACTTTTCAAATATCGCCATGCCCTTTTCACGGGCTTCAACGCCTAGCAGAAGTGTAAGGTCTTTAGTCATTTCTAGTACCTCTGCTTGCCTTTGCTATTCTCCGCGTCCTGCTTAGCTTGTTGCCGTCTTTTTTCTATGCCAATCACATTTAAGATTGTCATATAGTCTTTTACTTCATTCAACGGTCGACTTCTTAAGCTATCAAAATTCAAACCAACGTGCTCGTAAAGAGCACTTTCAATTACGAATTTCTGTAGCGAAGGATACTCTTCAGATACTTTACCCGTTTGAATCGCTGTCTGAACTGCCGTCACGAAATCGCAATTCGTCTTCGCCACCTCGAGGCGTAGATGCTTCGTTAATCTTTTCGTAGATGTCAACAAATACAACTTGCGGAAGTCGACGAATTGAGTCGTGCTTTGCTTGAGCCGGAGTAAGTGGCAATGGTTCGCCGTTCTCGTCGGTCAAGTTCCAGTCGATGATTGAACGAAATACAAGTTCGTGCTGGTACAAAATAGTGTCTGGCTCAGCCGTGAGGTTAGTGCCATTCATTACCATTTTGCCAAGAAGAGCGCGTTGTGCTGCTTCGTAATCTTCAGCCGTCAACGACTTCTTGATGTCAATCCAATAACCCTTAGCAACATTAATGCGCTCGGGCTCATTGAATAGTGATAGAAAACCTGCCATATGAAATCCTTTGTCTTTAAGTCGGTATGTCCTAGTAAGGCAACCACGTACCGTTAGTGACTACAGCACTAATTGAGGCAGGTGGGTTAGCGCCGAGTGCGTACGAAGCTTCAAAGTCTAGAGTCGACATAATAACGTCTTCTAGTTTGATGTCATCGGCGTACTTTGCGATATTGATTTGGTTCAACGAAATCGTAATACCCGCACCAGGAGTGGTAGGGTGAACCAAAGAAAGAGTAAGCGAACCTTGAATTTGGTTCTGCATCTTAGAGTAGTAACCCCAGTCAGCATCGTTAAGGCTGTCAAATACAACCGCCATCTGACCAGTAATCTTACGAGTAAGAGGAGTAAGGAACTGAAGGTCGTGGTTACCGTTAAATGTGTAAGTAGGCTTTAGACCGTTTTCTACGTCAAGACCAATGTTTGATACCTGAGAAATAGTATCTCCAAAAGCAGTCAAAGTTGCTTCAGCGAAAACAAAAGGTGATTCGTTAACAACTGAAATTGGGCTTGAAGGAGTGTTAAGAACATTAACACCCTTTGAAATTAGAGAAGCAGTAAAGTCCGCAGAGCTGTCTCCGGCACCGACTTTTAGACCATACTTACCAACTCGTGAGCCAGTAAATTGAAGTGACTGATAACCACCGATGTTCTTTTCTACCGTCATTGAAGGCAAAGTGTTGCCAGGTAGAATTTGGTGGCTAAATAAAGGAGTCTGCCCGACAACTGAAGCAAACGTTACGGTTGCGCCAGCAAGGTGTGAGAAAGTAAATGCAGTGTCAACAGTTACGACGTTTGAAGCAACGCTAACAACCTTGCGTACTTCAGCCGTAGTTGGAGTAGTGGTGTTGTTAACATCAACTTGCATGTATCCACCAACAACATAACCAGAAGCGCTAGTCAAAGTAATTGTGGTCTGGCCAGCAGTTACTGGGCTTCCAGTTGCAATTGTCGTTGAGTTGGTTGCAGTGGTTCCAGAAGCAAAAGTAATTCCGTATCCAGAAAGCGCTGGGCTAGCAGAGCCACCGTCATAACCAATACTTGCAACAAAAAGTTGCGTACCATTAGTTGGGAAGAATGGGGCGCTGATGTCTCCAGTGTTCTTACGCTCACCGTAGAGAGCAAACACGTTAACATCACGAATACCCATAACCAACTGAGGAAAAAATAGACCAGGGTCTGATTCAAGAGAAACATCAGTGAATGGAATAAACGAAGTAGGAGTTACGGGAGTACCGAAAGTTGCTTCCTTTGCAACACCTACTGCGGATAGTGAACCGTACTTTTCTACGATTGGAGTAGCCAGAAACCTCGCTTAATTAGTTAGTAGTTGTACCACTTGACTTCTTTGAAGAAGTCTGTGTGGTGCTTTGAGTTGTTGAGTCCTGAGAAGTTGTGGCGTCAGTTGTAGTCGTCGCGTCAGCAGAAAGTGTAGCGGTTGCTTCAACAGGTGCTGGTGCAGTTGCATCAGCAACAACTTCATACTCATTTGGAAACGCCGCTAAAAGTCTAGCGCTGGTCTCGTCATCAACAGAGATGACAGTACCGTTCACTAGAGGAGCGATGTCAACGAGAGTTTTTTCTACGTGTCCAATGTAACGTAAGTTTGCCATAGGTAAATAATATCCTAATCTTTGGTAGTGATAATAGTGATTGAGTCAGCAAATGCCACTTTAATGAATGGCGCCATCCGTATCGCAACTTTAACATTAAAGTCATTGCCTTTTGTCGAGCCACGAGTCACTGAACTTGCGAATACGTAATCTCCGAAACCATTTTTGAAGCGCAATGCCATAGCATTTACTGGAAAAATACTTGGTGCAAGCGCTGCCGCAGTTGGTTCAAGCACCCATCTTGCATATGGAGCCGTGGACACGAATTTAACACGAAAAACGCCAGTAGTAGACTCAATACGATAACCGATTGACTTTTGAAAACGACCAGCATCTGGCTTTGAATTGCTTATGGGAGCGTGGCGTCGCAAATCCGCTAAGATAATTGGAATAATTCTAGCGCCAACTTTTCTTTGAGTGGCTTGCCAATCAAAGTACATTTTGCTAACGCCTCTTGCTTTAAAGACAAAAGGGCTTGTCACGGTATTGACATCTCTTCAATTGTAAAGTCAATCAATGCTTCATAGAGAAATAAGCGTTGGTCTGCTAATGTGTGCGCTGGCGATTGCTGCACCGTGAACTGTTCACCAATTGCGACCAATTGAGAAGTTCTACCAGTTTGAGGGTCCTCAATAGAAATAGGCATTGGAGTAGTCACCCATGCTTCAACAACAGCGTCAATTAGACTTGCAAACGCCGAGTCAGCATTTGGGTTTGTAGAATTGTCTGGGCTCATCAACCATACTGATACCGTCCAAATTGTGCTACGAAAACCAGCACCACGATGAGCAGTTTGACGTTTGTTGTTTCCTTGAGTCACCCAGACATATGCGGCCGGGCCAGTTAATTTTCCTGGGTTAGGCGGAGTAATGTACGCCACAAGTGGTCTTTTGTACAAAGGAGAAGAGATGCCATTTGTAATACTTTTTGCGTGTGTTTGGACGACGTTAATGCCCATTAGATAACTCGACGGTATGGCTTTAGAATATCTTTTACACTGTCAAGAATTGTCGCGTTACTTGCACTTTGACTTACAACACTTCCAGGCATGTTTTGCACCGTGGTTGCAGTTGCTCCACGAGTTAGTGCTTGGTACGTTGCGTGAAGAATTGCGGCTTCTTGAACTGACTCTGGCAAAGCAGAAATAATGACAGGTTGCTGAGTACTTGCGTTGTGCGAGTAAAGAAGAGGAGTTTTTAGCGTCGCAATTCCAGGACCAGAAGAAACACTTGTTGACGCGATTTGGACGTACTCAGTTGCAGCACCGTCATATATCCACATTCCACGACCAATTGTTCCATCAGTCATGCCAGTGCAATCGTCTACAGCCACTTCAGTTGCGCCAAGACTGACACTTGAAATAATTCCAGCATGCGCCCAACCATTAACATAAGTAATTTGAAGTCGATAGTAGTTTCTACCTTGTAACCAGTTTGCATAGCCAGGAACAATTCGAATTGCGCTTGGACCCGCGGCTGATTCAATTGAAACTCCACTCTGAATAGTAAGCGCATTTTCAATAAACAATCCGTTCAACGGAATCGGGTTCCATGTCGGCCCGGCAACAATTGCGGAAGTATATTGCGCGCCAATGATTTCTGTGACTGGCCAACGCGACGTCAAGACTCGAGTCATGCCCTGGTTGTCCACAATCATACGGTAATCGGGCCCTAGAAACTCTTCTGTGTCAACGGTAGAGCGAAGTGGTTGGTTACAATAGGCATCAATCCAGTGTGACGCACGCCAACAAATATTAGTTTGTTCAGCGAGTTGCGCGTCTGGGTCCGAGTCAAAGTCAGGAATAGTTTCCCACGAGATACCGGTAGGCGCGTTAATTAGGATGTTAGGCGTGATGTATGGCGTGGCCACTCTTACTCCGGACTTGATGCTTGTTTAAGTTGCGCGTCTCTATTTCTTTTGCACTTCGAACAAAGCCAAGAGCCCAGTTCCGTCGACCAGTAAATGTGTTTTTCACAACACGAACCGTTGCAATCACTACACCAACCAACTACAAATCGACCGGGCTTAGAACAGCCGACGCACTTCCTAGCGGGCTGGCCCACGGCGAGTTGTTGCTGGTCGTGTTCCAGCGGCTCGCACGGCCGATGCTGCTTCTCGTGCAGCCTCTGCTACTTTGATTTGCTCGAAACGTGCGATGTCTTGCTGAGCAAGTTCTGCGTCTCGAAGTTCGTCAAAAGTAAGAGGTACATTGCGTGGGTCGGTGACCCAACCCATTTTGATAAGCTCTGGTTCGCAAGCAGCACAAGTTACACTCATGTTTTGCTCTCCCTTGCTTCGCACGTGCGAGTGGCCTGAACCACTAACGGTGATTGAGTCAATATCGCTTTGTCCGTAGACTGTCATTCTGTCTCCTGAATCTTCATATCACTGCCACACTTCGGGCAGGTAGTTTGCCAGCCCCAGCCAGTAAAGAAACAGCCAGTGCATTCAGCAGTGTTGCCCTTTACGTGGCCGAAGCCCATTGTCGTCCTAGATAAAACACCTTGCTGAGCCACCGTTGTTTTCAATGCATAGCGTTCTTCGGCTGGGTTATCAAAAGTAACTTTGCCGTTTTTGTTCGCATCGATTTTCTTTCCGTTTGGAAGTTCAATGCCTGTGCATCCTGGTGGTACTGAAAGAGTGGACATCCGATTTCCTATTCTTCTTTATGAGAATAATTTTATCAAATAAGAAATGTGAATTATGCCGCTGAGTAATTTGCTGGGCCACTTACGACGGTGATGTCCAAAGAAGCACCAGTGGTCACAACAGTGATTCCCTTACGAACTGTGCTTTGATACTTGTAAGTGCCAAGGTAAGTTGAAGAGTCGATTACAGCAATAATGTTTCCACTTGCTGCACTGTTATCGTAAATTGTAACTTTTGAACCAGCGCCGCCAGCGGTGTTAACGACAATTGTTTGAAGAACAAGATTGTTTGAAGCGTGAATTACAGTTGTTCCTGCTCCAGTGACGTGATTGTAATTGTAAAGATTAGTGGTAATTGACATTTGTTTTCTTTCTCTAAAACCAAACTAGGGCGGAGATTGCTCTCCGCCCTAGTAAGGAAATGCTGATTTGTACTAGGAGTTGGTTCCTGAGGTTCCAGCAACTGACTGCTGAAGACCCTGGATAACACCGTTGTACTGAGGCGCGTAGTTGACGAGCGCACCGTACATGTAAATGCTGTAGCGGAACGAAGCGTCGATTACTGGCCAGTTGATGCTGAGGTAGTCCTGAACCATGACGTTTTCCCAAACGTTGGAGACGTTGCTCCAAGACATTGGGAGGGTGTACGAGTTCAAGAATGCGGTACCCTGAGCGAGGTAAGGGTGAACCACGCAGCGCAAGATGCTACGAGTGATGGGGTTCTGGATTTCAGAAACCGCAGCACCAGTGCGAACGCCACCGACTTCGTCCTGCGAGAGGAAGAGGCGGTAGTTCGTGTTAGCACCTGAAGCGATGACTTCGTCAGCCAAGCGTGAGATGTCCGAGCCTTCTGCTACCAATTCAGCAGGGTCAGCGCGGAAACCACCGGTGGTGGACAAGTTACCGTTGGCATTGGTTGAGCCGTTCCACATTGCTTCAAGAGCAGTGAAGAGGACTTCGTGCGTCAAGGTCGTGTTAACCGACTTGTTGATGTACGAACCAGTAAAGCCGTTGGGGTAAACTCCAGCGTCAGTGCTTGCGTGGCCGTCGATGATGGACAACCAACCTTCGTAGTCGTTCGACGAGTAAGTACCCGTGTCCGATGCAGGTGGGTTAGTGCCGCTGGTGGGGACTACACCGCCGAGGGTGAATACAGTAGCACCTACGTTTGAAGCCATGAGCCAGTAGCTCGAAAGCGCTGAAGGAGCAGAAGCTCCAATAGCAACGTAGATGTTGTACTGGTAAGCACCGCGAACTGGTGAAATCTTAACGTCCACAACCTTACCGTTTGCTGAAGCAGCAACAGCGCCTGAAGCAGCAGCGATTGTGGTGGTCTCACCGAAGTAGTTCTTCGCAGTAACGAGAACGTACAAGTTGTTCGTGCTCAAGCCAGACAAAGCAGTCTCTGACGAAGTCGCGTTGCGGACTGTGACAGTCGGAGCAGCGGGAGCAGCCAAAGCGGAGCTGGTGCCTGAAAGCAAGGTGTACTCTTCACCGAGCATGAACTCCTGCAACAACACCAAGTTGGCGAGAGCAGAAATGTCCTCGAAGCCCTGACCGGCGAACTGAGCGAGCCATGAAAGCGATTCGCTGAGACCGAAGAACTTGTAAGGAATGTTCATGTCCGTTGCGGTCTGCGAGCCAGAGGCAGGCAGGTTCAAAGGCCAGTTTCCACCGATGGTCTGACCAGTAGGAATTTCCGAGATGGAAATACGCTGGTTACCAAGACCAGTCTGCGAACCGCTAATTGCGGTTACGAGCTTGGCACGGTGTGAAGTACCCTGACCAGCAACGCGGGGAACCTTGTTGCGCAGTGGTGAGTACACTGGGTAGATGAGTCGCGACGGAGCGACGAGGTCGAATGGTACGAAGCCAGATGAAAGTGGCGAAGAAAGCGTAATGTTCTTACCGAGTTCGGCAGAAAGAACGCTGTTAAGCTCACCTACAAGGGCGCCGTATCCAGGGTTGTTGCCCTCAGTAAGGAACAATCCAAACTGAGAAGTGAATGCCGGGTTGATGCTCTTTCGAACCGTGTCAGGGCTAGCGATTGAGTTCTTAACTGAAGTGCGCAATGCGCGCTCAGCCTCGAACGAACGCTTAAAGATTTCGCCATCGTCGTCGAGTGGCTTGTTGCCACCGACCTTAGCGAAACCAGCACCCTTAACGAGGTTAGGCATACGACCCGAAATCATGTCTGATGCGCCCGAGTAACGGGTGGCGTCAGATGCGGTGTCTGTGTTAAAAGCCAGAAAACTCCAAAGGTTTTGTGTAGTAGGGGTTACTACTCTTCGGTCTCAAAAGAGACTTTTTCGAGTAGCGAAGCAAGTTGGCTCTCAGCGCGCATACGTAGTTCTGGGTTACCAGACTTAGTAAGCTCACGGAGATATGTTACTTGCTCCTTAAGACTGTCCTCGGCTGTCTTGCGGAGTACATCCGCCTGCGTTGCCGACTTTTCAACAGCTCGCTCGAGTACTACCGTACCCCGGACAGGGGCCTTGGCTGGGTCGGGCTGACTGCCGAGCTTTTCGACATCCGCTTTGACAACGCTTAGAACATCATCGATTGCAGAGAACTTGTCCTGCACGTGCTGTTCAATAAGCGACTTTACAATCTCGCTGAGACGGTCAGTGTCAAGAAGTACATCACCTTCAGTGGTGGTGACTGCCTTAACAATTGGCTGGTCTTCAACGATGTTTGCGTTCTTTTCTGCCTTGGCAACAAGCTTCTGAGCTTTCTTAAGCTTCTTAGCTTGCTTGAGAAGTTTCTTCTCAGCCTTGGTGAGACTTGGTACTGCACCAGCAGCGATGTGCTGAATGCTTCCGTCGTTGTTCAAAGTTTGAACTCCAGCACCAGAGAAGCCAGCACCGTTGTCGAGTGAACAAATGGTTGGGTAAGCAGAAGCGATGTGGTCGTGAAGAGCAGTGATTGCGTTCATCGCAACGTCAGCAGTTGCTTCGGCAATACGGTCAGCAGCAGTAGCGTTAGTAGGAACTTGACTACCAGTGTTCTCAGGCGATGCGCTTTCGCGACCAGCAGTAAGAGGACCACGAGTAAAGTCGTCACCGTCAATCTCGCTGTTTGATACAGGAATTCGAGGAGCAGCGCCAGTTGAACTTAGTGGAGCGCGACCAGTTCCAATGAAGGTGCGCTGGAATTGTCCAGGTGTGATGCTACCAGGAGTTGGGTGCGCGGTTGGGTAAGCGTCCGAGAATGCTTTGTTAATCTCGTTGTGAGCACGAACAATCTCGTCGTCTGACATAGTTGAAAGAGTGGTAGCAGCACCAACTGCCTTCGCCAAAGCAGCAATCTGCTCGGGCTCGCCGTTCTCAGCAATTGAACTAAGAAGTGAACGAATAACGCCAGGCTCAAGAACAGCCTTGTAGCCGTTCTTCTCAACTGATGGGTGAGCGGTAGCAATAGTTGTGGCGGAGTACGCCTCACAAATTGCATCGTGAGCGCGACGAATTCCATATGCGACGCCTTCGACGGCTGACTTCTCAACCGTGTCGTCATCGTCATCGTCATCATCGTCATCGCCATCTCCAGCTACGTGCATTGCGTTGTCTTCAGACTGCGCCTCTTGAGCGTCGTGAATCGCTTCATCAGCGGTCTCGAGGTCTTCAGTTACTTTTTCGTCAACCTCAGGGACTTTGCCCTTCTCAACTTCAGGCTCAGCAGCCTTGCCCATGCACTTCTCACAACCAGCGCCCTTGCATACATCGCATTCGCCGCCGACGTTGTCAGCCTTGCTTTTCTCTAGTTCCACGGACTCTTGTCCCTTCTCATCAGATTGACTCTTAACAATTGTACCAATTGGAGTCAAAGTTTTTTCTAGTTTCTTAATTTCCGTCTTAGAACGCTTAACGATACTAAACTTTGCAGTAGGCAAAGCGGGGAAGTCTACAATCGAGACTTCTGAAAAGATACCGTCCGTTACGCGTCCTTGCTTAGCAACTTTGTCGCGAACAATTCGCGGCTTCGAAATGCCAACACTAAAAGCACTGTACACGCCTTCTTTGACGAGTTTAACAGCGCCTGGTTCCACAATTCGTGCAGTAAGGTAAACTCCTTCTGGGCGAGTTGTGTCTACAGAAATTGCCTTGCCAGCAGGTGGAAGGTTAGTCGAGTGCATTTGGCGAACATTACCAAAAGTAGCGCCCCACTCTGCTAGACCCTTACGAGAAAAGTCTAGGTCGATGATTTGGTCATCAAGGTCTACTGTGTCGCTGGTGCAAAGACCAGAGACGATAACGCTACCGTCGTCTTGTACTTCAGCCTTTGTAATAGGAATACCGACGACAACGTCGCCGCCAGCTTCAATTACTGCTTCATCAAGAATGTGTGCCAGAAATCTCCATGTAATCTAAATTGATACTAAGTATCATACACTTGTAAATCATATTACTACATTTATTTGCTAAGTTTTTTAGCAGGTCGCCAGAGCTTCTCAACAGGCTCATCTGCGTCAGAATAAGAGTCTAGCGCGAAGCCACCGTCAATGTCGTCTTCAATATCAGGCAGCAGGTAGTCTTCGCCTTCAAAAGTAAATTCTTGTAGTACATTTCTATACTTTTCTGCAACTACTTCGCAAAACGCTGCTGCAATTGAAGCAGGATTGTAATACGACACCTTAAGAGTTTCCATAAAAGGAAGAATTCCAAGTGGCGGTACTTTTTCTCTCATGATTTCTTTATTTGAAATCTCTTTTGCAACTTCGTTGTCTGTGCACGAAAAAGCAGAATCATCGCTATAACTACCAACAATTGTTGAGCCGTTATCGAGTTTTGCCGTTATAGTCCAAATCATGTTTTTGCGTCCACTAAGCTTAGCATACCTAGAAGAAATGCTCTATAATCTGGGTCTTTATTTACTTCGTATCCAGTTTCTCCTACAAGTCCTTGAATACCACTTGAACCGACTTCCCAGTGCGAACCTGTCAAAGAACGTGAGTAAATTCGACCGCAATAAGAGCGAGCAAAATTATCTTTATTACCAGGTACTTTGCCGTATTCTCGTAAAGTTTCTATTTTCTGGCTAGGAACACGAGTTTTCCAGAATGCTTCTTCAATTTGTCCAACTCTCCAATTAAGAGCTTCCATTCGATGAAAAAGTTCATGCGTGACTACTGAGATGTTGTCGCGATTAAACGTTGTACCGCCAAAACTTTTTGTTGGAATGTACATTGTTGAACTGTAGATTTCATAGTGAGCACTGCCTCTTGTGTTTGACACTTTTAATGTGAAGCCATTTTGTTGCGACCGTTCAAGCCATTGGCTTGGATAGTATTTTTGAGCCGTTGAAAGAAGTTGCTTGCCAAGATTTGTTAAAGTTTTTGTTCCTTTAACTTCTTTAAGATTGATTTCTTCTCCAGAAGCAAGCCCATATGGTCGAATGCCAGAAAGCACCGCAAAAATTGAGTCAATTTTGATTTGACGTACTTGGTCAACTTTTTGATTTAACTCATCTATTTTTTGTTGCGCTTTGCTTTGCGAAGCATCTCTATACGTTTGCATAGTTTCTTGGCTAATTAGATTTTTTCCTAGCTTGCTTGTGTCTCCTTCTTTCACCATCGCCTTTACTTCTGTACCATTAGGAAAACGAAAACCAGAACGCTCACTGCTGCTATACTTAATTCCAAGAGATGCAAATTCTTTTTTATTTGCTTGATACAAATCGTATGCGTGCACTTGCGCACCGCTTGGCAAAGTAAGTGTTTGCATTCTACCGTCATAGTAGTATTTACTTCCTCCGCCTACTAGTTGTTCAAGACCAAAGTTTGATACGGATTGCATGGCGATTGAAGCTGTAGCGGTGCCGCCAGCACCGTTATTAAGATAAAAATCTTCGCCATCTCTAAATCTAAATGGCAATGAACTTGGTCTAAACAAAAGTCCAATATAGTTACCGGCGTTGTCAACCAATCCATTCTTAAATGCGTCAATGTCACTTTGCAAAATTGTGCCAGTCGTATCTGGTTCGTAATTACCATTAATCATGGTACTTTTGTACTCGCCTGCTCCAATTTTTTCAAGAGCATTTGCAAATGCAGACACAACGCCATTATTGAAATTACGTGTGTATTCTTGTATCACATTGTTGAATGCTTCAGAACGCTCGTCGTCGTTTTGTCTATCTTCTTCGCGTTTTTCACCGAGCAACTCATATGTCAATGCTTTGATTCGTTCGTCAGTGAAATCTCCAAGACCAGCTTTTGCAAGTTCTCGTTGGTACACTTCTTGAATTTTTGCATCAATCTTTGCGCCGTATTCTTTTGCGATATCTAGCGCGCTAAACTTAGCATCAGGAAGACGACTAGTCAACATGTCGTTAACTTTTTGCGCAAGGTCTGGTCGAGCACTTTTAAGCTCTTCCATTTCTTTTTCCGTGACCACAACGGTTGGCTTATTAGTTTCTGGTTTGACAGCCTCTACGGGCTTTGTAGACCCTGATGGAGAAACGACAGGGTACGCCTTACTTGCACTGACATCAAACTTTACTTTTGTTCCGTCTGGTTTTGTGCCACGAACAACATAATAAGTCGAACTTCTCGGGTGAACAACAATCGAGTCCACCGTCACTACGCCATGTCGACCCCACGTGATTGTGTCGCCAGGTTGAATCTCTCGACCTGGTTTTGTTGCTTGTTCTTCTGAACTGTTTTCTGAAGCGAAACGTCCGTGGTAGTCGCGAGGCTGGTCTTCCGAGTACTTTAAGAGCGACGCCAAAGAAAACTTTTGCGCACGAGAAAACACTGAAGAGGTTAAATCAACGGAGTTACGAATTTGTGAGCCAAGTATTTGCTCAACAGAATTTGCAATCTCGGTGGCATCTTTATTACTCCAACTTGAAGAACTGCTCCAGCCGCGTTCACCAAGCTCTCGACCAATTTTGTCATGATATGCTCGAGACTCAACTGTGTACTCACTATTTATACTAGCGCCTTCATTTCGAGCTAAACACGCTACAGCATATTGCAACGCCGTTGCTGCTCCTGGAACACGTTGATAAGAACCTAGATAACTAATTTCAATCTCAGTGATTCCTTCTTTTCCTTCTTCAAACGAGAATTCACTTGGAGCTAAGCCAATTGCCGCAACTACGTTTCCTTCTGAGTCTTTTGCAACAAGGCATTCATCGCGGCCATCTAAAGCCCAGACAGCCATTCGTACTCCGCTTTCAAGTGCGAAGTTCCGCTTGCCCTTAACTTCTTCGTGCAATGCTTTACCTTTTTCAATTGCATCGTTGCGCTCAGCTCCGTCAATAAAACTAACTGTCCCGCCGGCAGCAAGAAAACTTTTTACATGATTAGCAATGAATTGAATGTGAGGCGAATATTGCTCAATTTCTTTTTCATACGCATTTGACCCGAATCTACCGTGAGCATCGCGAGGTTGTCCTGGACTATACTTTTGCAAAGTTTTGCCGCGCCAAATTGCTTCGCCTTCAGGAGTTGACCAAAACGGAGATACGGCATCGGGGTCATACTCAGATGCCTCATCTGGCGAAAGAGATTTTGTAATAGGGGTAACTTCGCGCGCATTCTCAATAACTCGTGAATATGCTACACTAATTGAGTTGTGAATCTGTGAGCCAAGTATTTTTTCAACTGATGAAGCGATTTCTGAGATTTGATTTGGCTTCCATTTTGAGTCAATAAAGTTAACTTGTCTGCCAATTAGTTCATGATATGCTCTAGAGTCTGATGTGCAACTACTGTATAAAGAAAGTTTTTCTCCTAATGCTGAAGAAGCTTGTTCAACTAAAAGTGTAAGTGCGTATTGAAGAGCAGTCGCTGCGCCAGGAACACGTTGATACGAACCTAAATAGCCAACGCTAACTATTTGTTCAGTTTGAAGTATATTTTTTTCGCCTATAACGCTTATTCCAGCGACAATTTTTCCAGTAGAATCTCTTGCAACAAGAAGGTCCGTTGAACCTGGATAATTGATTGCTTGGTCACAAGCACTAGTAAGCATGGTGGCGCCAGAAGTAAGTCGTCCAATTTGTTGATATTCTTTTGACAGTCCATTTCTTTCTTCATCAGTTGAAGGAAATGACTCATCGGTTATGCTACGAAGTTGTTCTGAAAGACTTTTGCGAATTCGCTGCGACTCATCTCTTGTGTCTCGAACTTCAATCGGACTTGTACAAATGCCTACCGTTCCTCCAGCGGCTAAAAAGATTTTTAGTTGTCGAGCGATAAATTCAATGTGAGCAGGATAGCGCTCACTTGAATTTGCTTCATCATTTGAGCCAAAGCGACCGTGAGAATCGCGTGGCTGGTCCGGAGAATACTTTTGTACAGGCTCGTTTGTCCAGATTTCTTGGCCTTCTGGCGTGTCCCAGAATGGCGATACCGCATCTGGGTCGTAAGGTACATCTTTTGCCATTTTTATTACGCCATTGACAATTTGCTTAACTTTACTAAACATTGATACGGCGTCTTCTGGAGACCACGAAGAACTTTGCGAATGTGATTCTTTATCGTATTCAGCGACTGTGCGGCCAATTGCAATGTGAAAATCTTGTGACGAATAGCCAATTTCACTATCTACTTTAGCGCCATTACCGTCATTTGCTGAAGAAGCGGCGCTTAACAAACTATATTGTAATGCGGAACCGACACCTGGCATTTCTTGCGTCGAGCCAAGAGCGCCGACTTTTACAACTTGGTATGGCGAGCGTTCGTCATAGTTGATTGCGTAACTTACGGCGCCAACAATATTTCCATCTGCGTCACGAGCAACACGAGCCATCTTTATCCAGTTATCACCGTAAGGCAGACCAGTTCCACTTATTGCTTTATTAGTAGCGTCAATACCGTTTTGTAGACGTTCTGGTCTTTCCCAAGGAGTACCACTATAAAAAGCGTCAAGTCTTTGCTGGTCAATCGCTAATGAAAGATTCTCTAAACGTTGCATGTCTTGTTGCCACTTTGCATCGCCGTATGATGGCAATGGAAAAAATGAAATTGTACCGCCAGCATCTATAAATGCTTTATACGCATTAGCAATTCTAGTCGCACCTTTAGAAATGCGTTCTTCTGTTTCTTTGTCGGCACTGCTTGAATCATCAGAAGTCGCAAAGCGACCGTGACTATCACGTGGTTGGTCAGCGGAGTACTTGTTTATCTTTTTCTTGACCGCTTGACCTTCTGGTGTAGACCAGAACGGGCTAACTTCGTCAGGGTCAAAAGTCTCTTGAGAAACACTCTTTGATAAAGAGCGAATAGACTTGTAATTTAAGAAAAGAGAAGCGCCAATCTCTTTACTTTTTTGTTTGTCGAGACTTTGGCTCAGAAACTCCTATTCAGAGAATAGAGCGTCAATAGCTTTTTGCACATCTTCTGGGACTTTATCGACAGCGTCCCAATAACCTCGAGCAAGAATCGAGTGGATATTGAATTCTGGAAATAATGTATCCATATCTGAATCATAAATCTGGGCCTTATCGCTGCCCTCAGGGCCCACTCGTACTAACCAGCGGTCATCCCCTTGCTTGGCGATAATCTCGTATTGGTCATTTTTTGCCATATTTGTATCCTATCATCTATTTATTCTATTTGTAAACTTACTTGCGCGGTTCTGGTACTCTGCTCATATCGACTTTTGTAAAGTTCTTTGGATTGAAGTTAGGGTATGCAACTTCGTACGCAACGCCAGCCGCGTCAAGTTTTTTCTGTACCGCTGGCGCTGGCTGACCGTTTGTAAAGATAATTTTCGCGACGTCATCAAGAGTTGGATTGTGGCCGCCGACTTGCATTTCGTAGTACATTCCAGTTGAAGGTGGTTTTCCTTCAAGTACTGGCATTCCCGGAGAACTGTAGTCTGAACTTAGTGGAATTGGAGCTCGCGGGTCGGCACTTGCCGCAAGTGTGTACGGTATCGCAATTACTGGTTTTGAGTCAAGCGAGTCGCCAATTGTCAATGTAGCATTTTGTAGCATTGAGTCTTTGAGAATAATTGATGAGTCACCGTATTGTGCTGTATCTCCGTTACTTTGCGTGTGAACCCAAGCAACAATGTCTTTGTTTAGACTACCGTCAGGTTGAGCGAGTTCGTACATTTTATAGCTTTTAAGTGTGCCGATGTAGTCTCTTATTGAAGTTTTTGCGTCGCCTCTTGCATACGGATGACTTTCAATATACTCTTTTGCTTTTGCGATTTCATCCTCAATACTTTGCTTACTTCTAATCTCATACTTGTCGCTCCATTTGTTTCGGTCCCAGTTTAATGTTCTTCCCGCAACTGCAATGTAGTTTTGCGGATTGTCTTTGATATCTTGTATTTCTGCAAGTTTTTTATTTAGCCCATCATGATTAAGAAGTCGTGCTATTCTAGCTTCATTGTATTGCTCTGGATAGTTTGCTGCTCTTTCTGGGTTATTAGCAAGTATGTCTTTTATTTCTTGCGCATAGCGTAAGTCACTTTCTTTTTCGGCGTCAATCATTTCTTGAAAAGTCGATGCTGTTGCAAATTCGAATTGTCCGTTTTCATCATAGACGCGATACAAAGAACTAATGCCTACTGAACTTGCAAGAGCCATGTCTATACCGTTTTCATTTGTTTTTGTGTATCCACCAACTTCTTTATTTGGCGTCATTACACCGTACACTGGGCGTTGTTCACCGGTTGATTTAGGAGAATATCCCATAATCAACGCTTCGCTATTTTTTCTTGCAAACATGTAAGTTTCTGTAGCGCCTGAGCCAGAGCCAGTCTTATTTGTTGTGAACATGTTACCGAGTGCGGCACCTTTTAGCATTTTTTCAATAATGCTAGAGTCAACCATCACAACTGGAGTTGAATTCTTAAGAATTTCAGCATACGCATCACGAATTTGCTGCGCTTGTTCAGAAGTTATTTGCATAGAAGAACTTTGCAATATACCTGTAGCGTCACTGTGATAGCCGTAAGACGTAGCGCCAAAAAAAGTCTTAAACTTTTCATACACGTCTGCTTGTTCAGTTTTGGTTCCATCTGGGTTATACGCACTTAAATACGGTAAATTGCCAGATGGGTAATCTGAAGGCGCCATTGAACCAAAGAGTGCGTAATAAGAAGCTAAATTAAGTCTAGCTCCAAATTCTTTTACGTTGTCAATTTGGTCTTGAGTTAGTTTTGTACCTATTCCTCCTCCCTCTTCTTCTGGTCTAGTTCTTTCAAGAACATAAAGCAAATCTTTAACGCCGTTGCTTGACGCTGGGACTCGTTGTTCTTCGTACAAACGTGGTGTTAATGAGTCACTTATAACTTCAAAATGCCCTGGAATGTACTTATCGTTTTCATCGTATTTTCTGTCAACCCATTTTTGTTCAAATTTGTATTCAGCTCCAACTCTTTCAGACGCTTTTTGCAGCGTTTGCATTTCGTTGCGTACCGCTTCCCAAGCTTTAGGGTCAACCACTTTTCCATTGTTAACCGCATCGGCAACTGATTTCCATTGCGCATCTGTGGCTCGTTGCAATCCGGCATCAGCGTACATTTTCTCAAGACCTGGAGCAATATTGTCATAGTTCAAAGAGCCAATAGTGAATCGCTCTGATGATGACTCGCCATCGCCTTCTTTTGTCCAGCGACCGTGGTTATCTCGTTCTTCGCTTTCATCGTACTTAGCGACAAAAGACTTAGTTGTCGTGGCTGGCAAGAAGTCCGAAGCGGACATCTTCATTTTGCCGAGCGACATCTTTGGCGCATTCACCGTGTATGGAATGCCAAGAGCATCAAGTTGCTTAGTCAAACTTGATGATGGAGTCTTACCAGTGAACTCGACTGATGCGATATCTTTCACAGCAGGGTGCTGGTACATTTGAAGCTCTAAGTACGGTCCGGTTATCCCATCTTCTCTTCGTCCAGAAATTCCAAGAAACATACCAGCTCCTCCAAGACGTGAGTCGCCAGATTGCGCCATTGATGCTGGTATCGCGTGCGTCCACCAACTGTCTGCTGAGTCTCCATTTGTGACTGTTGCGCTGCTTAAAATACTTGAGTTAAGCGTTACTTTTGCGTCTCCATAATAAGCAGTAGCGGAATATTCTTGCTGAGCAAGAATAGAAAGCAAATCGGAGTTTATTTTTCCACTCGCATCTGCAAGCGCATAAACTGGATTTTTCATCGTTATTTCAGCTCTTTTATACTCTGCTTTTGCTGTTGCGCTTCCGTAGCGAGGCTTTCCATTTGCAATAATTTCTTGCGCTTTTGCTACTCTTTGCCCGAACTCTTCTTTTGAAACCAAGCCGTATGAACTAACTTTATGGCCGTCTTCACGATATGAGCCATCGATAATTAAATAATTTTGAGGGTTCTTTACAGCATCTTCATATTTAGCAACTTGTCTTGTGTAATAGTCTTGCATCTTATTTTCTTGCTGCGCTTGTTCTTGTAGATAGCTTAAAGAAGTACCGCTAGTAAGACCAGCTAAAAGCTCATTTATAAGTTGCGAACCGCTTTGAATATCAGAAGGAGTAATCGCATCAGACTCTCCATTTTTCTCCATAAAGCCGTAGACTGGTCGTTGAGAAGGACTGGCATCTTGAGGTAGATTCAATCTATAATTTTCGTATTGTTCTCGAGTACTAATGTAGTCCGCAACAGTTCTGCCGTTAGCAGAAGTTGGAGCGCCGGTCTTTTGAACTTCACTTCCAGACTTAAATTCACCGTCAGTTAGTACTCGTGCAAGGCCAGAAGATGCAATGCGAATTTTAGGAGTTGAATCTTGCATCTCTGAAGCAAGTCCTGCACGAAAAGATGAAAGTTGCTTTGAAGAAAGACCCATTCTGAAGTCAGAAAATTCATTACCTGCTGAATAAGGATTGCTTGGACTGCGAGCTCCAAGTACGTCTTGAGTAAAGTTTGGTGGAAGAGTTCCATTTGGATAGTCACTCGGCAACATGCCATTTCGAACTAGCGCTTGGCCAAGAAGTAACATTTTGTCCCTGTACTCATATGTGGACAAGTCAACACCTTCTGGCGCTTTACCTCTAGCAAATTCTTGCGCGACTTCTTTTTCTGCTAAAGAAAGAAGTTCTGGAGAAATTGGCGCACCGCTTCGAGTTTCATCGCGAAGTTGCGTCCATTGTTCATTTGTTAAATTACTGCCAGTCTTTTCATTGAGTGTTCCATTTGTGTACATCTCATTGAATTCTTTGATTTGCTGCTGTTGAGCATATTCTTTTTGATTTCTTTTGACTTCTTCTTGAATTCTTTCAAGTCTTTGCTCGTACTCTTGCTTCTCTTTTCCACTTAACTTAGCATAAGCTGAAAGCTCTCCAGTAGAAGAATCGCCATAACTTGGTGTACGTAAACGCCAACCACTTATTTCAGGAGTAATTGGTCTAAAGTCTGTGCCTTCAGAACCAATGTGTCCACCGTCGCTATCTTCTTTCGTCCATCTGCCATGATAGTCGCGAGACTCTGCATCATCGTATTTGAAAAGCTTACTTGCTGCTTCGCGACGAGCACGGTTAGCAGCAATTTCTTGCTCTCCTCGCTTTTGTTCAAAGTATGCTTCTCGGTCAGGGTCAGCCAAGCCAGTGAGTGCTTCATCGTATGAAACTTTTGCGTTGTCAATAGTCCAAGGAATGTTTAAAGAATCAAGTTGCGCAATTAAAGATTGGAAATGCGGAGTTGAATATGTGAGACGCGCGTAATTAGGCAATCCTTCACTTTTAAAGTTAATGGAAGCAATGTCTTTTGTTGTGATTTTGCCATAGATTTGCGCTTCTATATATTGTCGATACGCACCGGTGACGCGTCCTATAGGCTCTTTAGAGTCGTTGCCCCAGTTAAGAATATCTTTGAGTACATTATGCGGGTCTTCATCGCCTCCATAGTACGGTAAAGGCACACTTTCAGGTTGTATATCATTCGCCATTGATGGAACAATAGTTTGGTCAAAAGAACTAACACCAAAGCTTCCGGCGTGAACATCAAGTGAGTCTCCAAGTATAACGGAAGTTCGTTCTTTTACAGCATCATTGAGTTGAATTTCAACTCTACCGTACATATTAAGTAAATCTTCATCGCCAAATGATTGAGAAATGTCGACTGGAGTTGTGCTTCCAATATACCCATAGACAGGACGTTGGCCAGGTGTGGCGTCTATAGGAACACCAAGTACTTTTTGTTCGCCTTGTTTGCGAAATAGCTGGCCGTCTTTTGAACCCATGTAGTTGCGTTTTGACTCGCCGGATTGGAAGCCGTTCCTTAGTCGACCTTCGCCAATGATTTTTTCAAGAGAAGATACGTTTGGAACTCTTACAATTAGTTGATGCGTGTCAACAAAGTTTTGAAGTCTTTGCGCTTCTTGCTTTCGGTAATCTGATACTGATTTATAGCCTAATTCTTTTGCAATTTTATCCGCATTGCGATATACACGACTGTTTGTATCGGTATCAGGTCTTACAGAGATTCTTGCTCTTTGTTGCGCTGCTTCCGCAAGTTGATTTTTTACTTTTTCAACAAGTTTTTGCGTAGCAGGTGAAGTACGACTTGATGTTGGTTTTGTAGTTTCAGTAGATGAATCACCGTCAGTTGCCCATCTACCATGTGAGTCGCGTTCTTCTTCTGAGACATCACGTTTAATAATAAGTGGAGCCCAAATACCAGAAACTACATTTGGTACCCAAGGTTCTGAATGAAGCGAAGTCATTACAGAATCTCCAGCGTAACCTCATTGTCGGTAATGTCAGTGACGAGCAGTTCTTGTCCTGGCAAAATTCGACCGGAAGGAAGATACTTAACAACTGCGACAACTTCAGCATCTGGTCGAGATGATGAGAAGCTAATTGCTGCGTCGTCAAAGATTATGTCGCCAACACTTAGAATTGAAAGCACTTCAGGGTCAAGTGCTTTGTAGACGGTGGCAATTAAATCTTCGTTGTTCTTTTTTGCAAGTGACTTCTTCAATGAGTCATCTTGCATCATTGAAGTCCAAGGACCAAAGTCACCAACACCTGAGCCGATGTACGCAGTAGTTGTCTTAATGCCGAGTTGTCGAAGAGCAGTTACTCGGTGGTTTCCATCCGCAACTTCATATCCGTTAGAAGTTTTAACAACAACAATTGGATGTAATGAAGAACCCTTTTGAACGTCTTGCTTAATTTCTGCAACATGCGATTGACTAATGTCTGCTTGTGGTCGCATAAGAATCAAGTCATCTACCGACATGTCTGGGTCAAATGTCCAAGTCGCATTCTTTGCCCACTTAACGGCAGACTTCTTATAGTGTTGCTTTAAGTAGTGAACAACAATATCGCCAATACTTTCAGACTCTGCTTTAGTCAATGCAACGTCTGCCGAAGCAAAGTACGAATCACGAGTGTATGGAGTTCCATACAACGCATCATTTGCTTGCATACGAGCAGCAGCATCTGGACTATCTAACGCTACACTTGCAATGTCAGCAGCGCGAGCGTCAGCAGCGGCTTGGTCAAGCGATACTTCTTCGTCCAAGCGTTGCTGGTAGAAGTCATTGGACATATCGCTAAAGGGATTGTCTTCAGTGGTGCTGCTTCCATCGCCTTGTACATATTCTAGAGTGCACTGGCAATTTGCTGCGCCTTCACAATACTCTCCAAAACCACCGTCACCAGGCCAACAAGGAAGTGTATCAATTGTGTACTCTTCACCATCTCGGTCAGCGCACAAATCACATGGGTCTGCTGAATTCGTGTGCCAGATGATTGTGTCGTTTCCAGTAGCAGTATCTGGCAAGTCACTTTCATCTGAAAGCATTACGCCATCTCCATCTGTCTGGTCTGCTCCAATCAAACTTCCAATTGCGATTCCAGCGCCTACCAAGCCAGCAAGAGCATCAAGAGCAGACATGCCATTGTCTGTACCGTCAGTAATGTCAGTGCCATCACCAGAGTACATATCGTCTAATGCTGTGTAGTCATCAATTGAATCGCTTGTGTCATCAATTGGATAATTAGCGTCAGTCTGTGAAGTCGAGTCAGTTGGCGCGCCGCCAGCAAGAACTGCAAGACCGTAGCCTTGTTCATAAACTGGAGTTAATGAACGAGAGTACAAGTTTAGTCGCGCGTTAATCTTTGGCTGCGAGATTCCACTCTTAATGTCTTGTGCAAAGCCAGTTAGATATCCTCGCTGCTGCTCGGCTCGAGCAATTGCAAGATTTAAGAAGTCGTGATTTGTAACTGGAGATACACTTGGGAAATCAGACGCCGCATCTCTTGCTGCTGCATTGTATGTTGCGTGATAACCTTGCTGAAGAACTCGAGTTCCTTGGTCGATAAAGCCAATCATTCCAACATGAGGATTGTCGATGTTGGCGGCTAGAGTACCAAGTGTATTTGCAACGTGAGAAGAAATGTGCGCAACTGTGTCGCGACGTTGCTGGACTCGCTGCTCGGCCTTGAATGCTTTTTTACCAATAGTGACTGCGGCTGAGGCGTCTTTCTTTTGCTCAAAAGTTTTTTGTACTTTTTCAAGTACGTTCTTTGAAATAAACTTAGTTTCCCACTTATCAATTTGACGACCCTTCTTCAGAGCTCGGCGAATTGAATCAAGTTCTCCAAATGCTGCGATTTCCAAAGCCTTGGTCTGCTTCTTCTTTCCACTTCCGTGAAGAGGAGTGCTTGAACCTGAAGCAGGAGCAACAATTGCAGGAGCTCCTCCGCCTCCACCTTGTGGACGACCACCGATGCCAGGAGTTCCAGCAGCATTTGCAGGTTGAACCACCGTAGGAGTCTGGTCTTGGCCTTCAGGAAGTTGGCTTGGCAACTGCACTTGTTGAGGAGTTGTCGGCTGAGACGCTGCTTGTTCTGGAGAAATAAGCGGGTATCCCAAGTCAGCATCAGCAATTCCAGGAGCGATTACTCCAAGCGTCGAAACTCCAGTTGCGCTCATGTAGACTGGGTCACTTGTAAGTGGAAGACCCCAAGGGTTCATACCAAGTTGTACACGAGCTTCGTCAATTGACATGATACCAGCACCGATAAGAGTCTTAAAGTTGTTGGCCATAGTTTCTTCATCGCCAGAATCTTCCATGCCAATCCAAGTGAATTGCATGTCATCTTGTCCACCGATGTCTTGCAAGATGTGGTCGAAAATAGCAGTCTTCAACCACTGCAACATTGGCTTTAATGCTTTGCGCTTGTTAATGTCAGCACTTGCTTTTGCCATTTGACTTGCGGCGCCAGATGATTGAGAAGAAGATGAGCCACCGCTAAGACCAAGTTCCATTGGCATAACGTCATATGCCATGCAAATCATTTGAGTAATTGTCTCATCAATTTGACCAGCGATTTCAATTGGCTTTTGTGGCTTAGTGTCAGAGCCTCGAGGAAGAACGATAATCTTGTGCTTCCAAGCTTGGTCTCCAGCAATTGCGTTCAAAGTATCTTGAAGTTGGCGAATCTGCTGAGGAGTACTAATGTCGTCGCCTGGAATAACGAATTGACCAGGAATTGTTCCTTCATTAAAGAAGTCAAGTTGGAATTGCTGGCGACGAAGACCAGTCATAACTGGAATGATTGCACGTTCAATTCCTGGAAAACCATATGGAGTCCAAGAACGACGAGTGTACGGTAAGTACAAAAGTTGGTCGGCGCGATACTCACCGACAGGTTCTCCCATTTCTTCAATGTCTGACTCAAGGATAATGTCCATTAAGTCTACACGAGGAATTCCCCATAGGTACTGTTGATATGCCACTTCAGGGGGTCTAGGAGTCCCACCACGAACGTCGAGCATCGGTCGAATAGTTGTACCGTCAAGGACCTCAATTGAAGCCAAGTCAGAGCCGAAAAGACCCTTACCAGGAATTCGAGAAGGGTGCAAATACAATGCTAATGCGTCAACAACAAATACATCTTCTAGAACAGCAGAAAGCCAGCCAGAAAAGTCGTGGTAGTTCGGGTCTGGACGCTTAAAGAATTTTAGAGCTTCAGCACGGCGCTCTTGAAAGTCGTCGTGAGCATCTTGGTCTCCACGCATATTGCGTGCGCCTTCATCAGTTGGAACAATGTCCCAGTCAAGACCAAGAATTTCTTCTTTACGAACTTGAATACATGCACGAACAACTGAATACATATCGGCATACGCACGAAGGTTGGCAAAGGAAACAAGTTTAAGGCCCTCAGAGCCCGGCTGGCCCATTGGCATGTTCCACGCAATGGGATACTGCATTCGACGCGGTTCTGGTCTTCCAGACTCAGTTTGCGGCGCGTCAATACCCATTGGTTGAATTGGCGCCAACGGTCCAAATGCACCAGAAAGGAATGTCTCCCAATCGCGAGGAAGTCCATTACCATATGAAATTCCAAAGTTCCACTCATTGTACTGAGACATAACTCCGCCAGCAGCGTAGTTACTTGGAAGAGGACCAGTTGTTCCGCCACTCATTCCTTGCTGGGCGGGTCCAGACCTTCTTGAATTAGCTCGGGCTTTAAGCCCCTTAATTACTGAGTCTTCGCTCAAAAAGACTCAACTATTCAGGCTTAGCGGTGGAAGCGTTCTTCTTTGCTTTTGGCGCAGGAGTTTCTTCGACTGGAGTTTCAGTTGGTACTAAAGAAACTAAAAGCTCATCGGCAATAGAAGCAGGCGCTTCAACAGCGACTGGAGTCGTCTCTACAACTGGAGTTGGCTTGTGCGTATCTCCAAGGTCTGCCTTTATTAGTTCAAGAAGTTGGCGTGTCTTCGGTAAAACCTGATAGAGAGGCGCATCATTCTCCATGTGCGCAATCAACTCCTCAACTTTTTGTTTTACTTCGTGCAAACTAATCATTTGTTGTTCCTCGTTCTACGATTGACTCCGGCCAAAGGACGTTTGTTTTGTCCCATTCACCGTCTGGCCAAAATTCTATCTCACTTAGAGTCCCTGATGTGTGAAACACCATTCTCTTGATTCGAGGGCATGCACGAACGTGAGCGCCTCCGCAGTGCGAACACTGTTGAGCTTGGAATTCTTCCCATGACAAAGACGATTCTATATCACTTTTTTTATTATTTTTTATTGTCTTAAGTCGAACAAGTTTACTCATAACTAATCAATCCTTTTCGAGCAATGCGGGCAAGCAGTTCTGCCCTCTTCTAAGAAGCCCTTACCGCAACCGAGACAAGTAATAATTCCATATGCTGCATTCCAGTCCATGTGAGCTGGAGCACCAAAAGAAAGAACAACGGCGTCTGCTAAGTCAGGCGACGTCATTCCTCGCTTACGCATATCTTCTTTACTTTCAATAATGATTCTGCCTCGACTGTCAATCTTGAACTGGAGACTTGCAAGTTCTGAAACTAAGTCTTCATCGTTTTCGTCGATGTCAAGTTCTCCGCGTTCTAGAGTTTCTCGAAGATTCCAGTACCATTCTGCTCGACTGTTTGCAAATGTGACATAGTCACGCGGTCGAGAAGAAGCAATCATCGCAAAGACAGGTTCGCCCTCTTCGGCAAGCCTGTCATACACTCCACCTCCAACACCCACCGTGTCAATTGCTGCTAGTTCAACATTGTGCTGTTTGATATATCGTTTGACATATCCAGCAGTTTCCATTGTGTCATTTCCAGTAACACAGTGGATGATTCTGACTTTTCCACCTCGTCGAAGAGCCATTACAGTTCTGTCGCTACCAAATCGAGCAACGTCAACTCCCAGACGTGGATGGTCTTCTTCTGGAGTAACTTCAATATCTCGACGTTGCGCTTCAAAAAGAAGTGGAAGAGGCAAAAGCGCCGTCGCACTTTGCTGTGGGAACAAGCCTAAAACTTTTGACTGCCAGAACGGGTGGTCTTCTCCCCACTTCTTTTTCTTTTCTTCTACCCAGGTCGGTGAGATAAGCAAGTCACGAACTGCTTCTGGAACTTCTTCACCTGTAAAGTTAGGCGAGTCAAAAGCACTGATACGAATTTTGTTCCAGTCAGTTCCAGGACGACAAATCTTTGCAAATTCACTTGTTGGGTCGTCTGGGTTACCAATTGCAAGAATGCGAGATGATTCGTTTGGAATCAAGGTGTCGGCTGCGTCCCAAAGAGATTCAGGAACTCCACACGCCTCGTCAAGTACTACAAGTACATATCGTGCGTGGATACCCTGGAATGCGGTAGGAGAGTAGTCACTTGGCTTTCGACCAAAGCCTACAAGTTCTTTTCCAATCTTCCACTCAGTCTCATTTGTGTATCCAGGAAGATTTCCCTTTGCGTGCGCCTTACCGATTTCACGCCAAAGAATTGCTCGTACCTGTTGGAATGTCGGTGCTGAAGTAACCACGAATGCTTCACCTGGAGGGTGAGCGCTAATCCACCAGCAAATCAAACGAGAAGCGATGTAAGACTTACCAACGTCGTGGCAACTTTGAACAGCAGTGCGTCGATTGTCACGAACAGACATTGCGATTTCTCTTTGCTTGCTCCACGGTGTTTCGTCAAGAACTTCACGAATCCAGACGACTGGGTCCGAAGCGATTTCTCGCTGCTTCTTTTCATACTCAATTCTTGATGCTGCAATGTCAAAAGCTGAAGCGCGTTGTTTTTGTGGTGCGCTATTTTCCAAGTGCTCGAAGCTCCTTAATTGCTGTTTCTTCTGCCTTGACTCTTTGCTCTTCTGAAAGCTCGGCAGAAAGAAGAGTTCTACGAATTACGTCTAGAATCATCGCTGCTTTTGCTTCTTCAATTCGTGTAAGTCGCTCATCAATGTTTAGTCTCGACCATTCAATAAGTAATTTACCTGCTCGGTCAAGGCTTCGTTCGTACAAAGCGACTTCTGCTCGAAGTTGCTCACCAGAGCGACCTTCATAACGGTACTCGCCTCTAAGCTTAGCAACTTGTTCAGCGCAGAAATCTTTGTAGAGAAGTACTTCACTTACGAGGTAAGCAAGTTCTTCAAGAGGGTTCTCGACCTTTGCTCCAGAGATTTCATGAAACGCGAGGTCTTTACCGTGGACAAGCGCAATGTCAGCGACAGACGCATTTTGCAAATGAGTATAGCAAAATGGATATCCAGGAACTACTCGTGTTTTGCATCGACGCCCTGTAGCAGATTGCTTAGCACAAATTAAATCAACTACATCAGTTTCGACAGGTTCTGTGTTATCACGTTCTTCTGTCATAAAATGATTCTAATATCAAATCTTAGTTGTCTTCATCCGGGACAATGTGTACTTCGACTTTTGCTTTTAGAGCGCGCGCAATTTTTTCAAGATTTCTCCAGGTAGGCACGTGCGTACCCTTTTCAATTCGACTAATCAAAGGTTGTCGAGCTCCAATAGTTCGAGCAACCTCAGATTGCGAGAGCTCACGGTCAATTCGAAGAGTCTTAATCTCTTGTCCGATATTCTTTACTGCTTCTTGTAATTCGTCAGAGTCCCTTGTTGTCATAGGCCTTCACTTTCAGGATAATAGTTTCTATCATAACAAATATTTGCGCGTCTTAGAAGGCGTTCTAGATACCTCATTGAGCTTATAGAATTAGCTCTTAACCAATTCATTAAGCTTACTGGCGACTAACCGCGTGAAGAACACGGTTTCACCAGATGAGTTGCGGGCAACAATTGGGTACTTGTTTCGAGAAAGAGCGAGTCCAATGAATGTGAACTTCTCTCCATTGACTTCAAACTCAGTCCCAAGCAATCCACCGTTTAAGTCATATGCCTTGTGAAATTGAGTGTACGCCATTGCTTCCTGACTTGAAAGATTAACTCCGTTTTCGTCAAGATTCTCCATCGAGGCTTCGAGCTTAATTGAATAACTAATCCCATATCTGGCAGACGCCTTTGGCGTCTCTAGACCGTGTGACTTAAAGATTGCTTCAACCGCTGCTTTAATCTCTTCAGTGATTTCTTTTGCTTGTTGCTTTGTGACTTCCATCGTTGCCCTCCTAGGCTGTACATTTCTTTTAGCGTTTTTGTGGGTTTACTAGACTACTGGATGCCCGAGCTTCTGCATCAAGATGAAATCTTCATATGAGTACATCTTGCCGTTGAACACAATCGTTTGCTCAGAGTGATTCAAGTAAATGACAGTATCTGCATCTCCAGCCTCTGAAACTCCAATGCCGTATCCAGTCTCTTCATCAACGTTGCCCTTAAGCATCTCACAGAAGATAATGCGGTTAAGGTAAGGTTCGTCATCCCAGCGATTGCGTCCTGGACGTGAGTCAAGTGCCTTCGCAAGAATGCTTGGCAAATCACTTCCAGTCCAGTGTGTGTACAAGACAATTTGCTTGTGGTCTCGCTTAGACCTCAATACAATGTTTCCACGGTCTCCCATGATTTTCTCCTTTGTTTATTTGAAACCTTTTGACATTACTTCATTACACATTCTTTTGACTTGGCTACCGGTGACTTGGTCCCACTGAAAACTAAACTCATTTTCAATTGCCAAGCGCAACCGGTCTGCTTCTGCAAACGAGCAGTTCATCACTGCCGCGATGCCTTTTGTCCAAACTTCCATACTTTTCCTTTCCTAAGAGAGCAAGTCTTGCTCGAGCACTACATCAAACCACTTATTTACAACTTGAATCAAGTTGTTGTAATCGCTCTTCGTTGCTTCTTCAAAGAACTCCTTGACATCTCCTTCAAGGTTGTTCCTCTTTAGCACGTTTTGGCATCGACCAAGAATTGCGTATGCATTCCCGTCGCCAAGAAGAACCGTTAGTCCCGTCTTACTCATTCATCACACCCCCTCCCCAATCGCTACGAGGATTGCCGCATCGTTGTACGCATCCCATTCAATTCCATCAGGCATGTAGAACGGCTTGCGTGGCTCGGGAGCTGGCAGGCCAGCGTCCTTAAAGAGCCAGTGCATTTCTTCGTTCCAGTCTCCGTAAAGCATCTGTGGCCATTCGCTTGGGCCGTCTTCCCAGATGATGACTCGCGCATCTTCGCGCATGTCGTACTTCTTGATGATTGGCTGGGCCTTACCGACCTCCAGGCCTTCAAAGTACTTCACGAGCTTTTTCGCGATGACTTCGGCTTGCTTCTCAATGTTCGGCATTACTTCTTCCCCTTTGCTATGTTTTGTTGATTCTTGCGGATGCACTTTCCGCAGATTTTGACTCTGGTAAATGCTACCAGCAAATCATTTTCGTTACCGCACTGAACGCACTTGGCGTCTAAGGCGACTGCTCCGGCTTCCCGGGCGCCCATCTCTTCCATGCTGCCTCTCTTTCTGGAGGGCCAACTGCAACCTCCACTATAACTATATCACACATGTGCACACTTGTACAATCTATTTTTCAAGAATTTTTAGGGGGTCCGGGGGAGTCGCAGGGTGAAAGGAGGGAAACTCCCTGCGCACTCCCGCCGGAAGGGGTACCGTCAAAAAGTAAAGTGTGTGCGAACTTTACTTAGTGTAAGGAGCGACAAGGACCCCATTCAAGATTTTTCATCGAAAAATCTTCAATGCGATTCTCGGCATCGCCTTATGGTAGTTATTTTATTTAGTGCCTCAAGTAGAAAAATCAACTAATGCGATGCGGTGGACTTTTCACTTTGACGCTGGCGAATTCCAGCGCCAAAGCGAAAAAAGTCAAGACTACTTCTTAGGAGTAGTAGCCTTCTTTGCCGTGGTCTTTGCGGCAGTACCAGTCTTAGTAGGCTTAGCCAACTTAGTGACCTCTTTCGCAGCAGCAGCCTCGACCGCAGGCGCAACTTGCTTTACAGCTCCAGCGATGGTTCCATTCAAGTCATACTGCGGAGTCGCAGGGATGCCGAGAAGTCGACCAAGCTTAGGGTACTTCTGCTCGAGTCCGTGCACTAGCAAGTAGTACGCAGCCGAGATGATAGGAGCAAGAACAAGAGTAACGCTTGCGCTAGTCGTGTGAACTCCTGCTTTGATGAGCAAAGCAACAACGTAACCAACAACAATTGGAGTCACAGTTCTTACAGTGCTCGTAGAAAAGTTAGACATTTGTCTTCTTTCTACTCATGCTAGACCCGAGTTGGTCTAGACTTTTCCATTCCAATGATTCACTTAATGTTTGTGATTCACTGATAGGCTCTGGCCAGAAGTACTCGAGGTCATCTGGCACATCGATAAAGAACTTGCTGTAGTGCTCGGGCAACTTACGAATCAAATTGCTTTGGTGTGAGCGGTGAAACTGCTCGTTGCCGAGCCATGCTGGCTTGATTACGCGAACTTCGCCTTTGTAATTGTCTAGCAAAGCAAATGACTTTTCAAGGCACGTGTCTTTGTAGCCGCGACCAGTCCACTCGCTGCAAATTGCAACTTGGTAGTCAAGCAAAGTGACAAGGTGGCCTCGCCACATTTTGACTGCTGGGTGACTTTGCCAGCCGTAGTCTGGAGTTGTCAGAGCTTTTAAGACTTGAAGAGTCTCAACTCGTTGTTTGCCAAGTCGTTTCATATCAAGCACTTTAGCAGATGCTTGAAAATCTTCGTATGGTAAAAATGTTTGCACGTTGTCCTACCTTTTCTGTTTTGATAAAGCTATTTTATTCTTTTCTTTGATTCGTTCTATTCTTTTTATTTCTCTTTTTGCGCCAAGCTCAGTCACTTTCTTTTTCCAAGCGACACCGTGTCCACTATTCGGACAAAGGATATGCGCATATTCATGAATAAGAGTTGATGTCGGTCTACCTGTCGGCGTCAACACATCTTTTGGTTCTATGATACAAATCCAGCCAAACCAGGGGTCTTTTGTGTCATTATGAGCGTGTGCTGCGGCATCTTCCCAGATTCCCCAAGCAACTCGTTCGTCAATGCAAGCGCCGACAAAGATGCCCCAAACGACACCATCCTCGTCATTGAGACCGAGGTCGGTAGCGTGATATGGGTTCCCTGAGACAATCTTTGGCTTTGTCATAGAAATGAATCATATCATCACTACTTAGTAACGCACCAAATTGCGTAGCAGAAGAACAAAAGCGCCCCAAAAGCAAGGCTTGAAAAAATAGTTGAGAAAATCGCTTCTTCTAAGTCAAAAGAGCGAGACTCCCAAAACTTGAAGCAAACTCCCGCCCAAGCGACAATTGAAACAAGTATTCCTATGAATCTAAACAAATGCATTACTTTCTCCTAATCAACATTACAAAAAGCCAAGCCGTAAGAACTACAAAGAACGCCATCATTTACCGTAGAACGAAATGTGAAGCTCAAAAAACAAAATGCGCAAAGTAAACTCTTGCGCGCCACTAAGTCTAAAGAGCAAGCCGAACCCACAATTGCGCCAGTCCCAAAGAACCCAGCCTTCATACTTACCTCTACGGTAAAAGTCTTTGACGTACTCAGACTTCATCTCTGGCCCTCTCTGTCTATTCTTCTCCATTGAGCCTCTCGATGTATCGTGTTAAAGATTCCTGAGATAGCAAGAAACACAAAGCGAATTACCCAAACAAGTATGAAGAACTTCGCGCCTGTTATTAAGCCATCGAAAAGCGATGTAGTGACACCTGTTCCCGCATGTAGTTTACGAAAGAAAACCACAATGAGCGTCAAAAAGTAGAACGCTCGTGATAAACGAAAAAATCTTTTTGTTGTCATATTCCTCCTGCTAAAACTCTAACCCAAACATCACTATCGGGCGATACTTTTTCTCGATTTCTTTTGAGAGCCGTAAGACTTCGCTCCAAGTGAATGCAATTTCAATTGGCTCAGACTCATAGTAGCATTCGCATGTCTGGAGGTCCCACTTGCCCTTACAGTCACAGTAAAAGATTTCCCAATGGGTGAACTTACCAAAGCCTTCGTCTTCGTATGTCGGCCAAATGACGCAATGATGAATGCGTCGAATTGGCTTTGGCTTGATGTCTTGAAGTTTAGACATAATCAATCCAGCCGTAGACCATCACGTGTTGCTCGTCAACCTTGACCGCGTTAATGCCTTGCTTACGAAGCCAGTCTGCGACTTCTCTGAGCTCTCGTTCGAGGAAGTAGTGGTTGACCTCGCGGCCGTCGTCTCGCTTCCAAACGATGCTGATGGCTCCTTGTCGAAGTTCCTCGACTTCGTAGCCAGACCTTTCGCCAAGCTCGAAGAGCACATCTCCAATGTACATGTTGTCAAGTACATCTTGAACGCTTATCTCTCTTACATCCATGTTTTCTCCTTTGTTTCTACTAGCGCAAGCCAGCGGCTTGCTTGGCTTCCTTGAGCGAGAAGAACGAGCTTTGGTATTGCCCGCACCAGCGCAAATCCCACATCCCAGGTTCGCTTGCGTCTTTCCAGATTTCGTAGCCGAACTCTCGGCTACGATAAACTCCGGCACATTCGCGAATCCAGTTTGCTTGACTCATTAATTTACCTCCACGCATTGGAAGAACTTGAACTCGTTCATCCAGCACTGGATGACTCCGGCTCGAACATCTTGGCCTTCGACTGCTTCGTTGTTTTCGTTTGCCGCAACCGCTTCGTTGATTTGGTCGAAGTAGCAGTCCTCGACGACCTGTTCGCGATTTTCGTATTCAACCGCATCCCAGATGTCTTGCATCCCCCTGTTGTACCTGCCGAGGTCTCGGCATCCTTCTCGGTGAACGTGCCAGTAGAATTCTCCAGCACCTCCCACCACCACCAGCTTCTGGGCCATCTTCTCTCCTTTGCTCAGAATATCCCTACATAAAAATTATATCATGAATATGCACAAATGTAAAATACCCTAGCGCAATTAAAATACCTGCATTTCCATCTTCCAGACTTCGACGTTTTGCGCGAGCTCTTGCATCGTGATTTCGCTCCAGTCGACGTCGTCCCAGATGTCTGCGTGCTTGAACAATCTTTGAGCTTGAACGTCGCTGCACTGGACAGCCTCTTGAATCATCTTCTCAAAAGCATTAAGTTGTACATTACTCATCACTTCACCTCCATGACTACGTATGTGAGTTCGACATTGTACTTATTCATGTGAGCGTCTACGCCGTTAGGCAGAAGATACTCAGACTTGGCTTCATGCTTGTTAGCAGCTCTTGCCGCTGACATTGCATGTATGAACCTGCGGCTTTTGTAGCCGCAGGAACATAATGCTTGGTAGCGAGTGACTGACTTCACTACTTTGACTCACTTTCGTAGACGTCGATGAAGTGCTTCTGTGCTTCTTCGAGCGTGTTGAACGAGATGTACTCGATGAAGTTGGGACCTCGTCCGTGAAGACGAACGGTGTACATTTCGCCTTCTCGTACGACTTGAATGATGTCCGCAAAGAACTTCTTGTTGTCGAATTCCTTGAGGTACCAGATGATGTAGTCCGGGCCTGTGTACACGTTGGAATTAAACTTCCAGTTGTAGTTGTACTCATTCATTTCGAATGTATACGTCTTATTCATTACTTCTCCTCCTTTGTAGGTGCTTCGGTCGTCTGGTCAAAGTGGAAGACCACGAAGGTGCGAGGTGCCATGCCCTTCTTTCCAGTCTCTTCGTTGATGGTCTCGATGAACTTCATGATTCGAGTTCCCTTCTCGCCCTTGCGAATCGAGCGTCCGGCGCCCTTCCACTGGTGGAAGCCCGCCCAGCCTCGCGAGGTGTCGAAGTCGTTTGCTTCGGCCGACAACTCGAGGACGAGAATGTTGCCACCTCGGTATTCGCGCTTGGTTACTTCATTGTATGGTGCTTGGAGCAGTGTGCTCATTTTTTCCTCCTTACAGAAAAAACCTTACAAGACTACTATATCATGAATTTGCACACTTGTACAATCATGCAAGAATTATTTTTCGACAAATGAGAAACTATCTTCAGGTAGACTTAGCAGAACATGTCGCCCGTCTTGCAAGTGAACGCCGATGTGCCCAGTCTCATCTCCAAACAGGTTGACGTAAGTTATTGTGGCAAGTGTTCCTGGCTCAACAGTTTTGTCGTCATGCACATTCTTAATTGAGATGAGTTTTCCGAAGTACTTCTCTTGAATCTTGTCCATCATTGCACCACAGTCACATTCTTAGGAGTTGTGGTTGGGCAGTGATTGCCACATCCTGGGTCTGGCAACTTGCTCGCCGCATATCCCATCATCGCGCCAAGCGTAAGCAAGATTGCGACAACGATGATTGTTGTAGCAATTCGTTGCAGCGTTCGCCGTATGCGTAGCTTTCGCTCGATGATTTGCGCATTCTTAACCTTGTGTAGATACATTGAGTGGTCAATTTGCGGGTTCTCCTGGGCCTTGTAGGGCCTGTTTTCTTGACTCATTAGTTGGTTTCCTTTGCTATTAATTGAAGAAGAGTGCGTATGACTTTTTCTAGATTCTCGATTTCTTCTGTCTTGCTCCTAACTGATGCCGCCGCAACTTCGAAGCCACTTGATGCGATGGTCGACTCAAGATAGTTGTTCATTGTTTCAAGCGCACAACCTGTAAGGTCTTGCTGAAGTTTAAGGAGCGAGTCTTCTGCTTCCTTAAACGAGTCAAGTAGCCACTCAATTCTAAGATTAGGTATTGCATTCATTAGTTTCCTCCCATCATTTGCTCGAAGATGCTAATCTCAAGTTGTCGTGACATTGCAGTGACGTAGACGTTGCTGTAGTAGTAAGGCGTCAAAGACCCATCGTCCTCAAATCGAACATACTGCACCTTGCGCCAGCCTCCATCGCCATTCATGATTTCTTCCATGCTGGCGTTTTCATCCTTGTATATCGCGTTGAAAACTTCGAGAGCCTCTCTAAGGTCTTCCTCGTAGACTCTGTGGTTTTCTTCGTAGACGTTTACTGGGCCGTAGCCTGAACTGTGGACCTTGAACTTGACTCCAGGGAACTTTTGCTTAAGCACTGCCCGAACTTCGCGTGCAAGCTCTACATTCGAGATGCGCACGACTCGGTTGGTCTTTACTTCATCCATCCTGGCCTCCTTTGCCGGTTGGTTTATCTTTACTAATTAACTATATCACAAACATGCACACTTGTGAAATATTTATGAGATAAGTCTAGCCACTGAAGAACGTGAGAGACGCTTGCCGCTCGACGTTTGAATACCCATATTAAACAGGCGTTCTGAGACCTGAGAGAGGGAGAGACCTTGACCCTTCAGCTTCTGAGCGAGCTCGACATCACGAGAGTGAAAGAGAGAAGGGCGTCCCAATTTCTTGCCGTTTGCTTTCGCCTGTCCAAGAGCTTCACGTGTACGCTCCTGGATACGAGCACGTTCCCACTGAGCGATTGACGCCATAATGCCAACGACGAGAGCTCCTTCAGGAGTCGAGGTGTCGACGCCAAGGTCCAAGGCGATAAAGTTCCAGCCCTGAGTTTTTGCTAGTTCGAGCAAACGAGCGATGTCGCTCATAGAACGTGCAACTCTGTCCAGTTTTGCCACGATGAGCGTGTCAGCCTCACCAGCCTCGAGGCGACGCAAAATGTCTGAGAGACCAGGTCGTGAGAGTGGCGTGATGGAACCCGAAACTTTCTCTGGAACAAAGTGAACCAGCTCAAAATTACGAAACTCAGCCTCTGCTCGAATTCGCTTTTCCTGTACTTCAAGTGATAGGTCTTGCTTTTGCGTTGATGTTCGCGCGTACCCAATTGCTTTCATGAACCCTCCTGTTCAGGAACTACTATATCATGTTTTTACTTGATGTCGAACTCGTACTCGCAATTTGGACAAGTGATTGTTCGACCAGTCTTTGGAGCTTTTTGTGGAAAAATGCTCCAGAGAAAAGATTGAGTCGATTCTGTCTCTGGGAACCAGTTGGTAGTTGGCTTGTTATCTTTGTCAAAAAGATGCTTCCAGAGGTAATTTGGGGTTTCGTCATCTTCTGCTTCGTTTTCGATTTTTTCAGTGTTTGCGTCATATTCGAGTGTTTTGACTCGTTGAGTGAGAGAGTTGATAGTTGTGACCAAGTTCTCACGTTCAGTGTCTAATATGTCGATTTGTGATGCAAGAGTCGCAACTGCATCAGCAAGTGCGTCTACGATTCTTATTGTGTCATTTGCAAGAATAACGACATCTTTTTGATACGCGAATTTTTTCTTGTTTTTCTTAAACATACAGCTCCTTTGGTAATTTGTAAACACATTAACACGTAGAGGCCCCAGAATTTTTTTGTTGGAGTACAACACAATATCCTGTCTGGAGTTTTTGTAAACACCTTTTACACGCGTAAGAGCATCACGAAAGTATATAGGGCTACACTTTGCGCACTTTCCTTTAAGATTTTTCCGGGTTTCTCACAGGCCTGGGCCCTGGGCACATCACTCACACTCTCATCTTGTGCGTGTACTAAAAACCTTGGATTGTGGTACACCAAAAAGCCTTGCAACTAATGGGCCTACTCTAGAGTAACGCCCCCACTCTTCTCTCTATACGCGTACGCGTAGAAAGTGCACACATTTGGGCGCTCTCCTGACCTACACAAGCCCTCTCTGGCCAGGCCCACCTGAGCTACTCTTTTGTTGCATTTTTCATTGAGCATTTTTCATCCATGCTATCTTCTCATAGATAGGCACATATATAACACAATTGTATTACTTTTGTGTAGTACTACAGGGCTCTACATGTACGCGTAGGGCCAGTAGCTACCACTTCCAGCCTGGGTACCTAGTCTTAGCATCTTTCTTATATGATGCTCTTCCTAGTAGCTCTACCTCATCTTGCATCTTTATAGATGATTTTATTTTCCATTGTCCCTCTAGCCCAGGTGCACACTCTACTAAGCCATAGTGTAGCCAAGCAGTACGCACCACCTCTAGAATTGTGTATCTAGGATATGCATCCCAAGATAAAGGTGCTTTTGCTAGAACATTCTCTAGAGGCACATAATCATCTGTGACATAGCTACAAACGACAAATGTGCCAAGACTCAAAGCCATACTTGGGTCTCCAGAAAAGGCCTTTTTCTCAGGCCTTGATTCTTCAAAGCGAATAGGAACATGTCTCCATTTTGTCGCTTTTAACGCAAGTGTAAAAGCACGTCTCTCTTGAGCACGTTTGGTGACAAGTGACTTGAGACGACTTTTTCCTGTAGATGTCAATTTCAACATTTCTGCAGGACGTCCTCTTTTTGAAGTGCGTACTTGCGGAATTGGCATCACACATTCATCTTCAACAAGGTCTCGAAGAACTTGTAAAATGCGGTGTGTGTCACCTTTGTGAGCACGAATAATTTCAACTTTTGAGACAGGTGTGCTTGATTTCGCAAGAATTTCAAGTGCGAAAATAAGTGACTCATCATATTTTTCTTGACTCATATTACACGTTCCTACACACTTTTCAAAATGTCGTTGTCTTACTCATAATTCTAATTTCCTAATTATATAAAGGAAAAAATTAACTATGCAACAACTAATTATATTTCATCAAAAAATATTTTTTTGAGGCCCTAAAACCTATACAGGCGTTGGAAATTTGAACTTGTGCTCTAACTTTCTACACTGCGGGTGGCACAGGCGAGGAATTTTACTTGATAAGATGCTTCGCATCTTATCAAGTAAAAAACGAGTGCGCGAAACTTGATATAAGCCTCCTTTTTCGTCCTCTTCTCTTTTTCATCCTGTCACCTGTCTAGAGAGAGAAAGAGAGAGAAAGAGAGAGAGAGAGAGTACCCCGTCCCTCTTCTTCCTTTTCTTATTCTTATGCATCCTGTTCGCAAGCGCAAGTGAGAGAGACACCTCAAAAAATATTTTGCGTTGATGATTTACTTTTATCTTGCATCCTGTTATAGTTGAATTCTCAGGAACAACCCGACGAAAGATGAAGGAAACAGAGTGACGCCTCGACAAACTGCTCGCTCGAAAACTCGTACAGCCTCTCGCTCTTCCGTGACTCCTGTTCGTTCCGCGCTTCGCATCAAAGAGGTCCGCGAAACTCGCGACTTGCACGAGCTTCTTCCGCCGAATTCCGAAGTCTTCATCAACGAATTCACGGACATCCTGTCTCGCATGGCGACTGGCTACTGGCCGACAATTCAAGTACCCGAGGGCTGGTATGGAGTGGTCGCTTCGCTGCATGTCGCTCTTGCTGAAATGTCTCCCGGCTATCAAGTCGTCGCCATTAAAAAAGAGAACGACGAGCTCTTTTACTTAATTCGCATTCCTGACAATTCGCACGATATGACGAGCGAAATGTTGTCAGCGATAAGTATCGCCCGTGGCCGGTGTCGCGTCTTGTGTGAGATTTGCGGCGAGCCTGGTGACTCGATTCTGGTGTGTAACAACCAAGAGGTACGCTGTACAAATCACAGCAAATAAGTCTTCATAAGCAAAGGAGAAATGATGGAGAAAGTGACAAAGGAAGAAAAGCAGAAGATTTACGAAGAGGCGACACTCATCGCTACTCGTACTTTGGCGACAATCGGTGCGAGAGGAGCTTGCTCTGGAATCTCACAAATTGACTTCTTTTCAAAAGAACTCGAAGACATCCGCAAGGCAAAAGCAGTCTGCGACCGGTGCCCAATTCAAGAGACCTGTCGAGACTACGCACTTCGATTTGAGAACTACGGAGTGTGGGGAGGAACTACGGCGAAGGAGCGCAAGTCACTTCGTCAGAGTCTTGGCATCAAGTTCATCGACATCTTCTTCCACGACTCGAGGTCGATGTAGAAATGAGTGCAAACGACGTCGCTTGGAGTGTACGCATTTCTTTCTGGAATGCGTATAACCGGATAGCAATGCTTTTCGCTCGTTTAAGAAAAAAGCTTTCAAGAAGCAAAGACTAGCAAGTGAAAAGATTCCGAAAGAAGAAAAAGCATAATCGACCGATTTCGCATCTGGTCACTTTTTGCGCTATTTTGATGTCGCATAAAGACGAAAATGACGCTTTTACTCGAGGATATCGTAAAGCAATTCACGATGTCTTAAAGTTCATTCTTCTTGATGAATCAACTGCTGGTCCAATTGACTTGCATCAACCAGAAGAGAGAAAGAAATGAATGCCACCGCAACATGTAAATGTCTTCACACTTATGCTCAACACGAGTCGACAATTGGCTGTACTCGTTGCGCCTGTCAAGAGTTCTCTGGTCTTCTCATTGTAAAGTCGGTGAAAAATGAAGATTTGTCGTAATTGCGGTCGCCTCATCTATTGGCTCAAGAGTGATTGGATACATGACGACGGCGTAAAGAATTGCACCGGAGGAATTGGAGAAGCCTCTCCAGAGTACGAAGAGAAGGGAGATATATGAACTGGTTGGCAATTGAAGAAATCGTCATTACACTGACTTTTGCCGCGATTTTGCTTTTTCTTATCGCTTGGACGACAAAAGAATGAGCGCAATTATTTACAAGTGTCACGAATGTAAGGTGGGCTTCTATCGCTCTGCTGACTATATCCGTCACCGCAATGCTCTTATTCACAAAAGCTCGGTACCTGTAAAAGGTTCGCCTAATGAAACTGAACGAGAGCATCGCGAACGAATTAACACAATGCTACAAGAGGATGCACGGATACTCGGTTGGGAGTATGATTTTGATATTGACGGTAACGTGCTTAATATTCACGAACTTGAAAAAGGAGAAAAATGACAATCAAACCGATGACATTGGTAATCAAAAAGAGTTGCCTTGTCTGCTACAAACAAAGTGAAATTGAAGTTGACGCTCTTGCGTACAACTCATGGATTAGTGGCAAAGTAATTCAAGAAGCATTTCCAGACATGCCAGCAGGTGAACGAGAGCTCATCAAAACTGGCATCGACGCCGAGTGTTGGGAAGTCTTGTGTGATTTCGGATGAGTATCGGCTTCGAAGACTTCGACAACTTCGTAGAAAAGCACAACATTCAGCCAGAAGAACTGGGAGTAGCGTTTGCGGCATGGCTCTCAGGCGCAGGCTGGAACGGCGACTTCAAAGAGGTAGAAAAATAGACTTACCCTGGCAATATCAGGACTGGTCGTATGAAACGGAGAAATATGAACGAGAGCAACGAAAAAATAGACAGTAAAGCAATCGTGCAAAACTTAAAGTCTCGCTTTCTTATTCCTGAAGAAGAGCTTGGCGATGACCCGGTGCTTTGGCGTCAAAATGACACCGTTAATCGAATAGCAAAGTATTTAGAAAAAGTTTTACCGTAATGAATAAAGAAGAACGACAAGCACTTAGAGAAAAGCACAGCCAAGTCCTTGACGGATACGAAGGCGTATGTAATCGTTGCGGAACTTTATACAAATGCGACGTGATTAAAGTACTTGACGCTCTTGAGTTGCTAATTGGTACCGTAAGCAAGGTAGGATTACTTTATGACTGATGCCGAGCGTCAAGCACTTCTTGACTTATTAAACTCGTATTTTGATATGGGAATTGCGTGGACCGATGAAATGCGAAACAAATTTCCAACATGCAAATGCGGGCACAATGCTTATATGCATGACCACCCAACACTCTTTGGTCCGTGCTACTCGGGTTGGGCCGAGAAGGGCTCGATGGAATGTGATTGTGAAGTATTTGAGGAGAATAATGAAGAAACTACGCTGTAAATATTGCGACAAGAAAATCGCTTATGCGCCATTGCTAAAACTATGGTTCCATGAAAAGACTCATGACCCGCATTGCAAGACAACGAAAGCAGAACCAAAATGACAAGTAAACTATACGAAGAAATAAGAAAAAAGCACACTCAATATCTTGATGAATGCGGCTTTTGCGGAGTTGAATTTCCTTGCGACGCGATTTTTCTGCTTAACAAATTGATTTTGCTTCTTGACGAATTAGAAGATGCAAAAATGATTACGCACGGCTATGCTGAGCGAGTCAAGAGAAAGATGCAAAAGTAATGCCAAAAATTGTTCACTACAATCTCAAAGAAAACGGCGACACTCCTCGTTGGGGCTTTATTTTTGAGCGAACTCACAAAAGGCGGCGCGTTTTTGCAAGTGTCGATATCTTTTTAGGCTATCATTTATTTGGAATTTCAAAAAGGAAAAGGTGGTAAGAATGACTGACTATGTTGATGTAAGAACCGATGCTTATGAGGCCACGTTCCCGACTCTGTATGAGGCTGAATACTGGTCTCAAAAAGTATTAGGCGAGTACCCTCCAATGGGCTATAATACAAGTTGCTCAATCCGCAAGCTCGAGGGAAACGCCTGGAGAGTGGATGTCAAGCGTTGGAACAGTTGCGACTGATGCACCCAGCAATTATCATTTTAGTTATCTGGGCTTTGGCTGTAATGGCAATAAGGAGAGACTAATGACTACTGAACTAATCGAGAAAACCTGCAAGCACCAATGGTGGAACCTAGTCCATGTCACCTGCTGTATGAAGTGTGGCCAAGGGCGATGAATTCTACTGAACGACAAGAAATACGAGACAACCATCGTTCAGAAATACGAGGTTCTGAGTTGTGTTGTAGACGTTGTTCAGATGCCATCTTTGATGTGACTTATCCTTGTGAGGTCATCGATATACTTAATGCTTGGGAGAGGACATTATGACCCACGCTGAACGCAAAGCACTACGAGAGAAGCACAGTCAAGATTTGGAAATGTGCAGTTTCTGTGACGCAGGCCCACTAGGTAAAAATGTTGAATACCCTTGTGACGTAATCAAGGTACTTGACGCCTACGAGGAGTTTATAGTACCATTGAAGGAGAAGCAATGACTCATGATGAGCGCAAAGCACTACGAGAAAAACACTGGCCGCACCTTTGGCACGAAATGGAAATCTGCGACTCATGCGACCGTGAGTTCCCTTGCGACGCAGTTAAATTACTAGACTATCTCGACGTCGTCGAGCCAATGCTTAATTCAAATAGTGAGAACGTGAATGAAATTAACTGGCCCGCTGGCAAATAATGGTACAATAGTTATTCTTATGTCAGAGTTCCCTACTATCGATTTTACAAATGGTGCCGTAGCCGTCACCAAAGAATTCACCCCAGAAGAAGCACTTGCTTGTTCTTTAGAAAACCCCGAGTACTGCGAGGCATGCCAGTGATTTTAGTTTTGCTATTTATTCCACCACTACTTGTTGCTGGAATTGCAAGTTATCTCGTTTTTAGAGCAGAAAGTAAGAAGTAAAACATAGCGGTACGCCGCTACTAACAAAAGAAAGAAGATGTAAGATGGGAAAATTGTTCGGGGCATTTTGCTTGCTCTTTGCATTTCTACTTGGCTTTGGTATTTTAGCCGAGACTATGTGGTGGATATGGGGCGGCGGTCTTCTAGCATTTAGAATTCTTGCTACATCCGTCGTCATTGATTTCTTTCTTATTTGGACGGCGACTCATTTTCTTTCAAAAGTAAAGTCATAACATGTCGTTGGATACTTACTCATCGTCTGATTTAATCAATGAGCTTGCATATCGCATTTTTCCAAAAAACCGTCTTCGTCAAACAATCACATACCTTGAAGGCGAAAATAAAGCGCTTCAATTAGAAAACGATGTTCTAAAGCAAGCAATTCATGAGTCAGTGATGACAATCATTGAAATGCGTAATGAACATCTTGCGATTCCAGAACAAAGTCGTCAGCAGTTAATCGCAATCTCAACTGCCGTACAAACAAGCAGTTCTTTGTTTCAATTGATTGAAATTGCATTGGATAATGCGGCAGAAGAAATTGCAGCGTACACGGCCGAAGAAAAAGAAGATGTCAAATCACGCTTGTTTGAAGGTATGAACGATACAATGCAAACACTTACAAACACGTTTGCTGCATGCAACGAAATTCTAAAAGAAGTTTAGAAAAATAAGTACATATACCAAGTTTAAGTGATAGAGTACTAAACAATATCTATTTATAGAAAGAGGACACCGTGACAATTGAATCACCTTCTTCACCCGAGCGTGAAGCAACAAAAGCCGCTCTTCAAAAAATCATACGGCAAAATGTGCAGCAACTTATTGCGCAAAACATTTCATCATTTTCTAATCCGTCATCGCTGCTTGATTTAATAGCGAACACAAAAGAAGAGAAGTAAACCGTGGCGCGCTCTGATAAAGAGCGCCTGAGCGAAGAATGGAGGAACTTCGCTGCGTGCGCCGGCGTTGACATCTCAGTCTTCTATCCAAATGAAGCAAACTTCTTTATTGAAGATGAAGACGGTAATGCTGGAAAATACTGTTTCCATTGTCCTGTTCAAGATGAATGCTTGAACTACGCCGTCACATACGAAATTCGTGACGGAATATTTGGCGGTACAAACGAAGCAAAGCGACTTAAACTCATTAACGCAAAAATCAATTTGCGAAGAAAAGAATCTCGTGAACGCAGAAAAAACAAAAATCTCTAGTGTACTTTAATGTTGACGCTTCAATTGATTTCCGGCAGTGATAAAGTAGCTTCTCTCACTGTAAAGAAGAAAGACGATACAGATGCAATCATCGTTACCCTCCGGCGGAAGCAACATGCTGGATGAAACGATGCCGGGCACGCCTCTTCAGTGGGCACTTTTCTATGCGTCAAAGGGCTGGCGTGTTCTTCCAATTTGGTGGATAAAAGATAATAAGTGTGCTTGCGGCGATATTTCTTGTCGTAGCCCAGGCAAACACCCAATTGGGTTCATGGTTCCAGATGGACTAAAGTCTGCAAGTAATGACGTCGCCACAATCACGGCGTGGGCTACTCAAAGTCCAGATATGAATATCGCAATTGCAACTGGAAGTGCAAGTAATCTAATTGTACTTGACTTGGACTACCGTGAAAATGGCGAAGATATTCTTGATGGTGAGTACGAGCTTAAAGTATGGTTAGCATCTCGAGGTATCGAATTACCTGATACTCTTATTCAGAAAACTGGTGGCGGCGGTTCTCACATTCTTCTTGAATTTCCATCAAACATTAGTGTCCGTCCAGTTATTTCGAGTCGGACAAATTGGTTGCCTGGTGTAGATATTCGAGCAGACGGTGGATACATTGTCGCTGCACCTTCGCAACACATTAGTGGTGAATTCTACAACTGGAAAGATAGCACAGTGTTGTCAGTCATTTCAAATGATTTGCTCAACATTCTTTCAAATGAAAAAAGACAAACTACCGGTAATACTCTTTCGCCTGCTACGCACTCACTTGATGTACCGTCACTTATGCGTGATGGCTTTCGTATGGGTGAACGTGATGACGGCTTTACTCGATTAGCTGGAATTCTTCGAGGTCGCGGTGATTCAATTGACAGTGCATACGCAATCACAAAAGCGGTCTGGGAAAAAACCGACCAAGTTGACGGCGACTACTTTCCACTTGCAACGGCATATGAAAAAGTTGAGCGAGGCTACAAGTACTGGGAAGCGCCTGAAGAACTCAGTGAAGAGCAGATTTCATGGGCATTGCGAAGTGACGCACGAGCAACGTTAGTTGCCGAAGCACAATCCGCAACCGCCGCATCGCCTCTCACTAAGCCACAAAAAAGTCCTATGGAATCTATCACAACGAAGATTTCCGGGCCCCAGAAGGGCATAGAGAGCCCATTCGTAACCGAAGAAACCGTTAATACTGATGAAATTGACGAAGATGAAGAGGTTGAGCACGACCCAACAGACCCTTGGGATGTTGCGGGTCTTATGGAGGGAGGCGAGATTGAAAGAGAACTCCCGACAATGCTTCAACGAGGTGATGGCAAATGTCTTATTTATCCCGGCCGTCTTCACTCAATCTACGGTGAGCCAGGTCACGGTAAAACTTGGGTGTCTTTACATTTAGTTCGTGAAAGACTTGAACAAGGCGAGACTGTTGCTTATCTTGACTACGATGAAGATGACGGCGGTAAATCAATGGCGCTTCGTCTTCGGTCATTAGGAGTCGACTCGAATCTTGTTCGAAACCATTTGCGGTATCTGAACCCGCAAGGTATGGGAAATAATCAAATTGCTTGGATAAAGCTCAAAGACCAGTTAAATGAGTGGAAGCCGACACTTGTCGTTGTCGATACAATGGCGCCTGCACTTGTTGAATTAGGACTCAACGAAAAAGACAACGCTGAAGTCGGTGCGTGGTACGCGCACGCTCGTTGGTTGCTTCGCGGTCTTCGTCCTCAAGCAGCATTAGTCATTATTGACCACGTTGTTAAGTCTGGAGAAGGTCGTGGTCGCTGGGCTCGAGGTGCAGGAGATAAGCTTGGTCGTTTGCACGCTGCTTATGGTGTGGAATCAACCGTCCCGTTTAGTCGAACAAATCCAGGTCACATTCGACTTGTAATTGCAAAGGACCGTGGTGGTGAAGTTGGTCGTGAAGGTGAGGCTGCCGCTGTCGTTAAGTTCAATCCGTCAGACAACGGTCAAAAACTTGAGATTATTATCGACACTCCAGAATCTGCTGACTTAAGTTCGTTAGCACAACAACACGAAAATCGTAAAGCGGTTGTGAAAGATAGACTTATTATGGCGTTACGAAATGCAAGTGGTACCGGTCTTTCTTTTGCCGATTTGAAACGTGCCGCAAAATCATCTGGACCTGAAACAATTGAGGTCATAAATGAATCAATTGACGATGGTAGTTTCATTCCGAATACCGAAGGAAGAGTCACACGTTACACTCTTTATACTAAAGTATGATGACTATATGGCATTCGATTTCGAACAACAAGATGATGCAATTGACTTTCCAGAATTAGTTTCAATCGCACGCGCGATGTTTGAAGTCGTACTTGACGATTTTCCTGCTCACCGTGTTCAAGTTGCTGTTGAGCAAATTAGAGCTTCAATTCGAGAAAATCTTCTCGATATCGGTTGCGACCCAACCGATGAGATTCAACTTCGTGCATTTGCTTTAGGTGCGATGTTTGCTACTCACCGTCAAGTACAATACACTCCAATTGGTCACGAAACTGCAATTGTACCAGCAACTGCGATTAACATGATTAAAGACATGTCGTCAAAAGACGAGATGGTTAATCTTGAAAAATTAAGTATTTCTCTTGAGAATCAAATTCTTGAAGAAGAACGAAAGAAAAAAGCAAAAGAAGAAAAGTTAAAGCCAACTCTTCGTTCTTTTATCTCATACATCCGTGACTTCAGGAATGTAAGGAAATAGCGCCAGACAAACTGATTGCGACAAAGAATTCTCTTCCGCATCAAGAGGAAGAAGCACCGTCGTTGAATCATCTGGAATCTCTTCAATCGCTTCAAGCACCGTGAAGCCAATTTTCTTTGCGACGTCGCTTCGAGTCTCATCTTCTATATAGATAAGAGAAGACAAAGAGTCAGCAAGTACTGACATTGACATGACTCTCTTTTTTCTTGAAAGATACGCAATTGCGCAATCAATTGAGCAGACTACCCCACTATAGCGTTCTTCTCGCGTCTGGAATGGGGGCTCTTGACCCGCAATGTCGAGTCCAATAGTTATCCACCCCATTGGTGGCACTTTGGCCTTAGAAGTCAACTCAACGGCTGATTCTCCTCGACTACCGCAACCAGCGGCGCATTCAAACATTACCGTGGTTCTACGGTCGGGCCCTGAGTTTTTTGCGGCATGTTTGCTCGAGCATGTCCAGTATCAGGACCGAGATTTCCGCGTCTAAAGTTTTGAACAATCGGCTTAGCAGGATTTGTTGACAAGTCAATTTTGTCCACATTAGGGTGCTGCGGAATAGATGCTTGCTGGGCAAAGCGACCTGAATCTTTTTCACGTACTTTACTCATTATTGTGCTTGCTTTCTGCGAGCTTGTTCTTTCTTCATTGCTTCAATTTCTTCTGGCGAAAAAGTAATCATGTCCGGCACTCGCATTGCAATTCCACCGTTTGGAATATCCTTAACACTTTGCCGTGCATTGTTGTACTGCGTCTCTTCTTCTGGACTTAAGCCGTCAGGCTTTTTTCCAAGAATTGCGTACGCTTTAAGGTCTTCACTCATCTGTTCCATTATTTTTGATTCCTTGTTATGATTTCTTGTGCTTTCAAATTCATCCAATCCGGACCTTTTGGCGCATTGCTTTCTGATGCTTTTGCTAAGAATTCATTGTACGCTTGCTGGTCCAGTATTTGGAGCCCACCTTGTTTAGTTCCTTGAGCAATAACTTCTCCGCCTCGTCCACTATCAATCACACGAACTGAGTCAAAAAGATTACTTGCAATTGCTTGAGGAAATACAGTAGAAACTCCAATGTGCGACATACGAAGCTGGTCTTCAGGTATGTAACGTCCATTACCTTTAGGACCACCGTCAATTCCACCGCGAATCATCATTCGACCTACTGCTTCGTCGGTCGGACAAGTCACGTAAGTTCCAACAACATTGTACCCAAGTGACTGAGCGGCTTGCACGTTGTTTGTAAGTTTTCCAATACTGCTATCGCCTGTACCGTCAAACACAACGTTTTGTCCGTTTTGAAGCGCTTCGGCAAAAACTTCTTTTGATAACATTGAAGATTCTTCGTGCACGGCGTTTGCGATTTCTGGGTCTTTTGCTTCGACGCCAGGCAAGTACTCTGGAATCAAGTCTTTAATCACGTCGGCATTTACAAGTACAGCATCAGTTTTTACAAGTTCAGGCTTACCGTCTGCGCCTGTTCGTTCAGTTTGCGGAATTCCCATTTCTGGGTTATTTACCGCAGTTGATTTACCAGCCGCTGGTCCACCACCGAGCATGTGAAGTGTTGGATTTGCCGAGACTGGAACTCCACTTAAAAAATGCGCTTTAATTTGGTCGTGCAATGCTTGGCGTTCCGCATCAAGTTTAAAGCCACCTTTACCGTCAGAAACAAGGTGCTTAAACATTGGCTCATCAGGACGGTAATCGTGTCCTTTGTATGAGCGAAGAGTTTTGTTGTCGGACTCACCGCCGTCACCAGAACCAAATCTTCCATGCGAGTCACGAGGTTGGTCAGGATTGTACTTTAATACAGTACCAATCTTTACGTATGACTTACCTAACTCACGCATATATCTATTATACTTTTATTTCTTGTTTTTCGTAAGAAGAACTTCAAGATAGTTATCAAATGCAATTTGCGCTTCAAGAGCTGCTGCTTTGTAGTCTTGACGGTCTTGACCGAGCGCAAGTCTTTGCACTCCAGCCTTATCGTTCCAAGCATTTACAACATTAAGTAAGTCGCGAATTCCTAAATCAACTTTGATTGCTGGCAAAGGTGAGTCCATTCCAGCATACGCCGCCCAGCGATGGTGACCGTCAAGAACATAACCGTCGTTTGACATAATGATTCGACCAGAGTCTGGCGCCATTTCTGGGTTGCCGTTTTTAGCAAGTTCTCGTTCCATTACTTGAGCAGACTTATCAGCAGAGATTTCGTTTTGAACTGGCTTTAAGTTGAACGGGTCCACCGTCAAGCGTTGTATTCCAATGCCCTTCTTCTCTAATTCGGCAAGAAACTCTGGTTTCATATTGCTTGGTACTTGAGGCATGTCTGCTCGTGAAATTCCAAGGTTTGGCTTATCAAAAAGAGGAGCACCGATAACGTGAAGATTAGTTAAGTCCGCATTTTTTGATTGCGTTAATGCGTGTTCAAGAAGCGGACGTAATTGTTCTCTGTTAATCGTTACATCTTGACCGTTAGCAAGTTTTTCGTAGTTTTCGCTTGGCGTACCGCTACCACTTCCTGAAGCAAATCTACCGTGGTCATCTCTAGGTTGGTCAGGGCTATATTTTAGAATTGTGCCAATTTTTATAGATGAATTTTTATTAAGTGCTTGAAGTTTATCAAATGGCGGTATTAAGTTATCTGGAGGCAAGACACGCACCGAGACTAAAGTTTGAATTTTTGAATACTCGTTAGGCGCATAGATATGGTCTACAGAAGTGACAACCATTTTTAGTCCGCGTCCAAGTAGTAATTCATCTTCGTTTTCTGAATTAACTAATGAACTACGTGAATACGCACTTGTTGGTCGGTAAAGCGCTGGCACGCCTTCAGGAATTGTTAGCAATAACTCTGTGCTGTGAAGACTTTCTTCTGGAAGTTTCTCAAATGCAGAAAGTTTTGTGGCGCCAATTAAGTCTTTTTCTCTATTACCGTCAGGTGTGGTGAATGCACCTCTATAAGAAAGTCGAGCATTTAGCGTTGTTGACTGATATGCCGGGTCAGTAATGATTTGCCCAACTTTTAAGTCATTGACACTTACGGTTTTACCGTTTTCGTCCATTACTTTTCTGCTAATTACTCTTGAAGCATAATAAGTTTTATCAGTTGGCGCGGAAGCTAGCTTTTCATCAAGAGCTTTGATTGTGTCAATTGCTTGCTGTTTTGTGTATGTTCCTTGCCATAGATTTCCAATTTCTCCGGTTTTGTCGAAACTTTTTTCGTCGCCGTATCGAAGCCATTGATTAAGTATGTCGTTTCCAATTGTTATGTATTTAGAGATTTCTCCGTTGTAATCGCTTGTAGCCCAAGCTTTGTTGGCTCTAGCGTCAACGTGCGATTGTCTAATCAGTGCCCCACGATTTTCAACTATTTTTGAATATCTTTCGGCACTTGGCTCTTCGCTTGCATTTTTAACCCATTGATTATCATGAGAATCTTCATTACTTCCAAAACGACCGTGCGAATCTCTAGGTTGGTCTGGATTGTACTTTACAACCGTGCCAATTTTTATAGATGAATTTTTATCGAGCGCCACTGTCGTAGTCGCTCTCCCACGACGGTTTACCGTTGGCAAGTCGCTTTTCGTTGGCTTGCTCGCGCATTTTGGTCATGGTTTCGTTAAATATTTCACGAAGTTTACGAGATGGAAGAACTCCAAGCTCAGCGGCAAGAGCATTGAACTCGGTCTGTGCCGTGCGCTCGACACGGAGCGAAACAACAACGGAATTTTCTCGAGTTCTCATAGTCTTATTTTATTTCATAGCACGGTTTACAATATTACGCGCTTTATTTTGAAGCTTTTGCTCCGCAAGATTGCGAGCCGCTGCTTTTTTCGAATGCACGAATTTGCCACCGTGTTTATAGCAAACTTTAAGACCTGGCGTTGGAAATCTACGGCACCAACTGTCAATTTTGTTCTGACGACTTTGGCACCGTCCAGGGTTTTCAATTTCTGCTAAGCGTTTACGCTCTGCTTCTTCTTGAGGAGTACGGTCTTTGACTTTTGGAAATCGCCGTGGCATTCCAGGCTCAATGTACATTCCTTCTCGAGGCCACGGTGTTGGAATCAACTCACTCGTATGACCGAGATAAGAGCGATTCGGGTTTCCCTTGGCGTCAATGGGAAGACGAGTTTCTTCCATATTTAATTACTTAAATTGAAATGACTTTTCTGCTTGACTTGCATCAAAGCTAGCATTTGCCGCTGCATCCGTCGCATCTTGTGCTTGGCTCGCATCTTGCTCACCCCACGAAGCAAAAACTTCATCTTCACTTCCAGTAGATTTAGATGCTTGTGTCGCCCAATCAGCCGCATTTTCATGCAACGCAGCAGCATTTTCATGCTCACTTGCTAAAGTATAGTATGCTTCAGCTTTTTTCGAGTCTCCAGCATCTTCTGCTTTTACACCAAGATTACTTAATTCTTTTGCGCGGCCTTCATGCATTTGCTGAAGTTCACTGTGTCTTTCCGCAATACTTTTAAACGTTTCGCCTTGCGTGTACATATCTCTGATACCACTGGCCATTCGAGAAGCTTTTTCGTGGTCAAACGAACTGCTTTCACTTCCGCCACCACTTGTCCACCGTCCACGCTCGTCACGTTCTTCTTCTTTAATAATGTTAGGCCCACGCAATTTTTCAAGTTGTTCTTGAGCCGCTAGACCTTGAGCTCCGCCTTGCAAAGCGAGTTCAGCTAAATAATTTTCGTACTCTTTGTTCATTAAAAGCCCCAGCTTCCTCGACCGCCGCCACCGCTACCGCCGAGGCCGCTAACAAGTTGACCAGCATGCGCATAAACATCTGCCGCGTTAGCAAAATCTTTACCACCAGAAAAATCAACTCCGGCGCGTAGACCAACACTTGCATAATGACCTAAAGCAGTTTTTGTTCCTCCTTCATCTCCAGCCTGATTCATTACATCATTAATGGCTGAAGTTAAAGTACTTTTTTCGTCTTCCGTAAGCGAACCATAATCGCGATTTTTGATTTTTTCTGCAAGCGCATTTTCATCGCTGTATCTTAAATCTCGTGCAACCATTCTGTCCGCATTCTTTTGCTGGGCATCTGTGCCGACATTGTTTCTACCGCCACCTTGGCCGCCGCCTGTTGCAGAAGTACCACCAGTATTTGAGCCACCGCCACCGCCACCGCCTGATGCAAATCTACCGTGGTCATCTCTAGGTTGGTCGGGGCTATATTTAATAAGAATAGAAGCAGCGGAAGCTCCGACTTCTCCACCCTTAGCAACTTGCGCTTCAAGATACGCTCTGTATTCTGGTGATATTTTTTTCATTATTTACTTTCTTGATTAGTCAATGTATACGTGTAATTAGAAGTATTTGCCATATTACCAGTTTTCTGGAAGCAAGTCAGTTGCGCCAAGCTCTTTGGCGCGACGTTTAATGTGTTTCTTTACTTTTTTCGGGTTTTTAGCTCGACCGTATGCTTGAATCGCATTCTTTAAGTCACTTACATTTGCAATTGGGTACGAGCCGTCAGGCATTGCGTTGCCTTTACTGGCAAGCGCGGTGCGTTCTTTGTCACTAACATTACGCTTTGTGACTTCAGTATCGTCGTTATCCTTGTATTTTGCTCGCATACGAGCGCAATCTTCTTCAGACTTGCAAGGTGGGTCGCCGTGCATTGCGTGCCATTTATCGTGACCTTCATCGTGACGTTCAACATCTGCAGCAGTGTGTCCAGGCGGTAAGTCAATTACCGCTTTGGCTTTTGCAAGTTCTGCCTGCGCTTTACGCGCAATCTCACCGTCGTGAGATGTAAGTGTTTTTAAGAATTCGATGTATTCGTTTGACATATTATTTTCCATTCGTTTGCGCGGCAGAGTCCCACATTTGACTGACGACTTCTAACGCTTTAGCTTGTGTTTCCGCGATATTAGCTCCAACTACTTCAGACATCGAAGGGTAGTCGGACCAGCCACGAGACCCTGAAATAAAACCTTGCTTGTTTTGTTCTGCAAGTTTATCGGCGTATGCTCGAGCTTCATCAGTTTTTGCTTTTAGGTCGTCTCGAGTTCCACCACTAGAAATAATATTTTTAGCTTCTTCAAGTGAGTGGTTACCAATTACTTGCTCGACCGTAGACTGGCCAGAATTCCAGCCCTTTTGGTAATTATTGACGGAATCAACTGCTTCGTTTCGACTTGCTTCGTGCGCTGGTGTGTGCATGCTACTTGACTTATCACCACCGTCGCTGCTACTTCCACCGCCTGAAGTCCAACGCCCATGTTCATCGCGAGCCTCTTCCTTCATAAGAAAATTATCGTCAAAATGACTGGCTGCTTTTAGTACCGCTCGTGCTTGCTCGCTTTCGTGACCGCCGTGGTTCATTTTGCGAAGTAAATATTTTACAGTCTCTTTATCTAGTTCAATTGCCATAATTCTCTTAACCCGCTTGATTAGTTAATATATATGCGTAAGTAGAAGCACTTGACGCTTTTTCTTTTAGTGAATCAACATTTCCAAAAGTATTTTCTCTAGTTGCGCTTCTTAAAGCTCTGTGGCTTTCTGCTGCTCCTAGATGAGCATTTGCAATAGAGTTCCATTTTTGCTGGCCTTTTGAACCTGACGAATGTTGAGCTAAATGTCCAGCGGCACGCGCAGCAGCTTCATGCGCTTTTGCAGCAATTGAATGCTTTCCAGCAGCATCTGCTCGCATTGCAGCAGCAGTTTGTTTTGAGACTTCAGCTTTAGCACTTTCTTTATCTGCTTTGCTTCCGTCTCCAGCAACCCAACGACCATTTTCTCCACGTTCTTGGTCTTCAGAGTATTTGACAATTTCCAGTACTGAACGTGCTTTTTCACCTTCATGACCGCCTCTTTTGACTAGGCGTTCAAGATACTTAATAGTTTCTGGGTCTAACTCTAGAGCCATAGCGTAGAATCTCCATTCTCGTGCAATTGTACTATGATTTAACTATATCACGGCTAGCAATTGTCGCCGGTCCATTCTGGCGCCAACCCACCGTTGCGATGGTAATAAAACAAAGCAACAGAGTTTTGTTGCGCCAATGTTGCTTCGTTTGGCGTTAATGGAAGACCTGGAATGTTTGCTCGCGCAAATCTCCAAATCAAAGGCATGAATTGGTACATACCTTGAGCTCCAGCCCATGATGTATCAACAAGATGAGGGTGCCCAGCGGTCGACCGTGATTCAATATATGCGATACAAGCAAATGTTTTTTGGACACTTGCTGGTTCGAATACCATCGGGTCAACTTCAACCGCGTTTATTTGCGCTAACGCTTTTGACGCTAGAATATAGGTCGTTGATGTCGTTTGCTTTATAGACTTACTTGCCATTGCCGTTTCCGTTGGCGTTAATTGAAGAGACACAATAAACGTGGCTACAACAACTAGTAGTTCAACTATAAATATTTTCTTTGTACTTGTCCGCATTAGATTACTCCTTAGTATCGCCGTCTTAGCTTAAGTCGTTTCATTTCTTGCGGGCGTTCCGCCGTTCTGCATTCGAGCCGAGACTCAGACTTCGAGTCGAGACGTTTGCCTATCGGTGTGCTAGCGGTTCATTGCCCTGATGGTTTTTCTATACTTCTGCTCCTGGAATCATGCTTTGTCCAGCTTTCTTAAGCTTGGATGCAAGTGCGAGAGTGCCTTCACGAGAAAGAAGACCGAATGTAGCGCCTGCGCCTGTGTAAATTGCAAGTACCACGGCGTTTTCTTCTTCAAGTTCTACGATTTGAACGTCAAACTTTGCAACCAACGGATAAACTGGCAATGGCCACTTCATCTCGTCGTTATTTTTGTCGCTGTCCGTCGCGGCGCTAGCAACTTCTTCTTGCTCACCGTCAGTGGCTACAGTTTCTGTGTTTTCTGCAACTGCCTCATCGGCGCGAGAAAGTGCTTTGTCAAAAGCGCTTTCAAGCTTTTCTTTTTTATTGGTATCTGTCATATTTCTCCTAATAGTTTAGGTAGACTACTCGTCTGCCTATTTCTTCTGCGAATGCAATTATTTCTTGAGACTCTGCGTCAATGTCATTTTCTGTATTGACAACAAAGACACGGTCACAAAGTTCTACGCAATCTTTTCGAATTGCAATTCTTCTGGCCGTCTCAAAGTCTCTTTCGCCTGAAAGACGCAAAGGTATTGAGTTGGACTCAGTTATATCCTTCGCAGAGGCCTCTATATCGCCCTCTGAGGCCCTCTCGGTGGCAAGGATATAAGTAACCTTATGTCTATCTAGCGGTAGAGAATCAATCTCAAGAGTCCAAATGTCTGCTGCTTTAGATGCCCGTCTCCATTTCGCGAAGCGTGAGAACAGGATAGGGGAATAACCTGCTCCCATCACTTCGCGAAATGTCTGCTCTCCGTCCGGCGAACCGTTAAAGAGAACATTGAGACGGGTTGTCATACGAGGATAAGCCTTTCAGCCATCGTGTTTCGCATGCGAGCTCCGAAGCCATTTGTGATTGAGTTGTACCGTGCCTGCGGGCTGCGGTAGTTGCGGTGGTGGTCGAAGTACTCAGTCACCGCGTTGAGTCCGCCCCAAGCCGTGCCCTTGTAGTCATCACCGATAAGCTCACTGTACTTGAAGACATCAATGATTTCTTCGGTCATTTTCTTCTGCTTCTCTTGGTTGTTGATGTACTCTAGTGCATCTGAAACCATTTTGGCGAGAACATCTTCTGAGAGTTGCTTTTCGATAAGTGAATCGCCAGTCTTCTGGAGCCACTCGGCGTAGTTGGTAATAAGCTTGAGCTCTTCCTTAACGATTTCCAACTTGTTTTCCATTGTTGACAAGTGACGGACCGACCACGATTGCTTCGCTACTCGACTTGCAAGAGCAAGCTGGTTCGTGCACCAGAGACGAATTGGCGTGATTTCCGTGCGGTCTGCTCGAGTACCGTCGTGCGACGTCGTTACTACAATGTATAAGTCAATTGGGTCCTCGCCACCGATAGCAATCTGCTCGTTTAGACGAAGAGAAGCACCAACTCGACGTCCACCGCGCAACTCGAAGACTGAGTCCAAAGTAGCAAACCCGGTCTCAAGCAGGCTGTCAACGTGGCTAAGAGCCTTGACATTGTCGAATGGGACGTAGTCGCTTCCAACTCGTCCGAGCATTGTCTCGGTGTCAGTGCGGACGGTTGCGAAAGAGTTCCGCATTCCCACCAGTTCACCGCTCGCGGACTTGAAGTAAGTTGGACGAACATCCACCGACCAGTCCATATTGAAGGCTTCAAGTGCTTCGCGCACTGAAGTCATGTTCTTGGCATCGTTGCCTATCTTCTGAAGCGTATTAAGCATCAGTATTCTCCTTTTTCTTTCTTTGCTTCTGCAAAGTCTTTTCGTCTGGTATGACGATTTTGTCCGGCGTGAAGAACCGAGTCTTCTCTCGACCCCTTTTTCCGCCATGCACGGTGACCCAAAGAGTTTCATCCGTGTCAGTTTCGATGACTGCGTCTACGAAGGTAAAAGTACCATTCTCTCCAACGATGGAAATGCGGTCATCGAATTGAAGAGTCTTCCAAGTTTTAAGTGTTTGCTTACTCATCTTCTGTCCTTTAGAGTCTATTTTACTTCACTGCTCGCTCAAAACCGTGACTTTTTGAAAAATTGTGAAGATTTTTGATGTGCCGTCTTCAAAGTTGACTTTTGTTTGAAGATTAGGACGTCGAAGGCTGACGACGGTCGACACCACCCCGAAGGGGGTGATGTCGCCTCGCATGAGTTCTGCTGCTTGGAGTTCCATTAAAACATCTCCAGTCCGGCACAGACAGGGCCGAGACCACGGTGAAGACTTGCAGGAACCGTGAGCTTCTTCAAGCATCGCATACAGTGTCCGCTTTCTAGAGCGTACGCTTCAGCATTCTTGAGGAACTCTTCGTGCGCTTCTCCCAAACCCGCTTCCGTCTGAGCGAGAGCCCAGAGGACTTGAGCGGCCTTGACCAGTCGCTCGTTGCTCTTGAACTTGTTCCACACCGCAATCCCGTTGGCGTTGACGAAGGCAAACCCCGTATAAGAGTTCTCGTTGTCTGCACCGCTCAAGTAAGAAATCATCATCTTCTTGGCGTCCTTGACGAACTTCGCCTCTTCTACTCGAAGCGTGACGTAATCTTCGCCGCCGTTGAGAACCACCGTGTACGTGCCTTGTCGAATCTCGGCTCCAGCAACTTCTTGAGCTTGTTCGCCTTCAACAACGCGCTGGACTTGAACCTTGAGCAACTGGTCGATGCAACCACTTATGAAGCCCTTCTTTTGATACACTTCATCGTTGAGCGCCATGCCGGCAGAAATCACCCAGACATCGTCGATGTCCTTGCGCTCTTCGTAGAGAGCTCGAAGGAACTTCAACTGGGCTTCCGTCGCAGGAGCGCCCATTCGCTTGGCTTGAGCCAAGTCCTTCTGGACCGCTTGAAGTTGCTCGATGAGGTAGCTTGCGCGTCCCTTCATGAGATTCTTCAGGCCCGTCTGCTTGATTTCTTCTCGAAGCTTTTGAACGAACTCGCTCTGGTCGAGCGTTCGCATCTTTGCAAGCTTCTCAATATATTTGACCTGTGACTCGCTAGCCTGGTCATATTCCCACCGCAACCCTAACAAACTGCCTCCTTGTCTAGCGCGGGTTTCCCCGACATAATTACTATATCATACATTTGCACAAATGTACAATACTCTAGAAAAAAGTTTTTAGCAGTTATTTGACTGTAGAAGACGCACTTTTGCCATTTTATGTGGGCCTGTAGTCAATTCTCCGTCACTCTAATGTGACGGATATAGGTATCCTATGCGGCTGGAGCGAACGTTTTGTAGTGATTTGTAAAGTTAATCACTCGTTCACGGTCTCCAGTAAGTTCACCAGTCACCGAGCCAGGGTTGCCATTGATAGACTCAAACAACCACTTACCAAAGAACCGTCCGACGTCTACCGTCACGCCTTTGCCCCAACCAGAGACTAAAGCATTGTACGACTTGTTCGGCTCAATTAACCAATTGTCTGGGTATCCCATCAAACGAGCAATCTCACGGTGAGTAAGAGTTCTGTTCTCAGAGTAGTGAGCAAGACCAGTTCCACCGCTACCAGTAATGACTGGGCAAGTGTGGTCAGGGCGAATACGTCCAGGACTGTTCCATCCAAAGTCCCAGTCTTTTTCGATATACTTTGAGTACGGTGGCATGATTTCTGGAAGCTCAACATCGTTATCATACAGCTCTCGCATCATTTGGCCGTAGTCTTTTCCTGGAGTCCAGTAGCCAGTCTCAAGAAGGAATTGAATACGACGTTGACCAAGATTTTGGACATACATATGACCGTCAACCAAGTCTGCTCGCTTTGACTCAGCCCATTGAGACAATGCTTTCTTCTTGTAGTTCTGCGGCTCCCACTGAATCTTTAGACCTTCAAGGTCACCGATAGCATCACGAACCGTTGGCATTTCTTTTGGCTCTGGTAACTCAATACCAAAAGGAATACGGTGAGCAACAAACATATAGCGGCGACGAAGTTGAGGTGAACCCATTGACCGTGCTGAGTGAAGTACGTGAGTAAGGTCGTACTTCATACCAGTAAGTTCTTCAAGACGTGCACGCAAGTCTCGCATCAAGTCGATGCCTTGAGTATATGCACCTTGCACTGACTCAAATGCAAAAATTGGAGGAGCAGTCTTAGCGGCGAATTCCGTGATTCCCCACATACATGCGTTAGCCTTTGAATTGACGCCGCGAAAAGACTTAGAAGAAAGAAGACTAAAGCCACTGCACGGTGGATTGCCAATAATAAGTTCAGCCTCAATTGGCTCCCAGTCTTCGTAAGGACCAGACTGGGTCTCCCAGTTGTAGCCCATAATGTGACGGTTGACTTCCATGTTTCGAGCACCAAAAGCGCCTTGAAGTTCTTTCTTACCGACTAACTCAAAACCGTTTTCTTTTACTCCAAGAGCAAGACCGCCTGCGAAGCAGTGGACATCAACAAAACGTAACGACATTATCTTCCAATCATTGTTCCGCACAGCGCTCTGCTGTGCAAAGTACCGCAGCGTCATCTAAAGCACGACGGCAAACTGGACATTTGTTTTCTCCAGTATAGCCGTCACGTTGGCGAGCAGCATTGACCGCCATTTTCGCTTGATAGCGACTTATCCACTCTTCATCCGTGCAACCCATTGCAACGGCAAGATTGGCTAGAAAGTGAGCAACATCTACAAGTTCACCGATAGCAGCGTCACGGTTAGTAGTTCCGCGACCAGAAGAAACCCAAGGCTTCCACTTGATTTCTCCGAGGAATTCGGACATCTCATCGATGAGTGCCGTGTGATTCCAAATTACAAACTCGGCTAATTCATCGCCTTCAAGAGTCGACGGGTCTTTACCGAAAGATTGAGTTTGAAGTTTACGTGTTTCTTCAAGCCACTTCCAGCTCATCTTTTGTCTCCTCTGTCTTTTTGTCTATTGCTACTTCAGGAATTGAAGATGAAGTTACTTGCTTCAAATTCATGAAAATTATTCTACCATCTTTTGCTTTGAATTCTATAAGTTTTACGCCCCATTCACCTTCTGGTACATCGGTGCAGCACTGCGCACATCCAGGTGCAATGAAGTAGTTCGGGTCGTTTCCAGTAGAGCCACGAAGATACGATGTGATGAAATACATACTTGCAGGATTTGAGCACAAGCAACAAGTTCCAAGTTTCTCAACTGCGCAATCACGGCACATTAGTACATCAGACCCAAGAGCAGACCAAGTCTGTTCTTTTGTTTTCTTTAAGTGTTCGCACCGTGGGTTAGGCGCATCATAACTAAAGTTTTCTACGTGAGCTAAAAGCTTACCACTGATGCTGTGTGCCACAATCCCATCCTCCTTGTTCAAGTAAATCATGCACCATTTTGATTGAATTGGTGTGGTCAATAAGAACAGACTTTTCGCCTTCTTCTGCGAGCCATTCACCGAGTGAACGAACTCGCTTATTGAAACCACGGATTGTGTCTTCTTGAATTGGCTTGCCACCGTTGCGACCGTAAATTCGTTCAATACAAATATCTGCTGGAGTGTCGAGTGTCGCCCAGACCCAGTCACGGTCAGACATTGTCTTACGAATATTTAACCAAGCCATCTTTGAACCAGACACTAAAACATTTTCAAAGAAAACGTGCCCGTGCTGAGAAAAGCCGTTGACCATAGTTTTTAATTGGTCAAACAAAATACTGTCGCCACCGCCTGTGTATTTTCCAATGACGTAAAGACCACCTGGAAGTTTCCACGCATTTGGCTTCTTTACCGCATCAGTAAAGAAATTCGGGTCATACATCGGCTCTGCGTCGTGATTGTCAATTAGCCAATGATGGATAGTGGTCTTACCACTACCGTTCCCTCCTCTTAGATTTAGAATCACTTCTTTCTCCTATACATTGCCGTCGTTCCCCATCCACCAGGACCAAACTTTGGTGCGACTACTACATCATACTTTGAAGCCATCACTTCATGTAACTCTGGGGCAAGTTTATTTCGCCATATTGGTCGATTTAAGTGAATCTCCAAGATGACCGCACGAACATAATCTGGTAACTCGGTAATAACTGGAGCAAGCTCGTATTCTCCGCCTTCAATGTCGACCTTAACTAGTGTTGGCTTCCAAGTATCACACAGCTCTTTTACCGACCACGAATCTACCGTCACTGGAACTCGGCCACGGAATGGAACAAGAGAGTGCATGCACTTACCTTTGCCCTTATTCAAATAGAAAGTTCTTTGACCGCCTTCAATTGATGCGGCACCCTTATAGATTTTTACGTTTTCAAAGTGATTCTCGGTCACATTCTTTTCAAGGACTCGAATGTTGTCCGTGTCAGGCTCCACCGAGACTACTTGCTTGACCATCGGAGCAAGCATACAAGTGACAATTCCAATGTGAGCACCAATGTCTAATACGACGTCGTCCGCTCCTGCTTCTTCAAAAAGCTTACGGTAAAGTCTTTGCTCACCAATGATTGAGATGTCATCAGTTTCCTGACGGTAGTACAACCCTGACTTTTCGTGAAATAGCAAATCACTCATGCTGTTCTCCTCGGCTGGTTTCTTAGATGTTCTTCAAAAAGAATGTTATGCAAGCAAGAAGAACGAATTGCTCGTACACGTTGAAATGCTTCTTCTCCGCTAAGTTGTAGTTTATCTTTCATGACAGTAGCGGCCACCATCATTGAACGATTACGACCTTGAAGACAGTGCACAAGTACAGTCTCACCGTCAGCAAGTAGTTCTTCAACCTTATCTATAGCTGGTTGAAAGTCTGGCAAAGTCTTACCGTCAGGAATTGGAAAATAAAAATGCTTTTTTCCAGCCAAAACAACTGGTTCTGGCTTTTTCTTTGACATGGTGACAATTGCCGTGATTCCATCTTTTGCAAGAGTTTCAACGTCTTTTTCTTTCGGGACACCACTTACAAAAAGATTAGGCAGTATTTTATAGAGACGCATTTTTGACTGGGTTCTTTAGGTCGGTTGTTGCATTGTAGTTGTACAACGTGTCACACCAGAAATACTCATCATTTTTCCAGATTTGCTCAAGTTCTTTTCGAGCACCGTCCCAGCCGTTTAGCTCTCCAAGGCACTCATTTGGAAATAGTTTCTTGCGCAATTCGTAGAACTTTGCAGAATCAAGAGATGAGCCCCAGTACTTCTCGGCTTTTTTGAAGTGAGCAAGTTCACGGTCATGAGAACGACCCGGATACTTACCTGCCAAAGCTTGGCGGTAGTTACATAGGAGTGTCTCAAACTGGAACCACGTAGGGTCTTCTAGGCCCATAGAAATTGAAAAATCACGAGCCTTGGATGCGACTTCATTAACTTTGTTGAGTTGAGAAGAAGTATTGCCAACAAGAATGTCGGTCTCACCACTGAGATTACTTAATGTGCGACGAGGATACTTAGCACCGTCAGGACGAATGTCAGTTTGAGATGCTTTTACCGCATCAGCAAGATACAAAGTTTCAATAAGCTTCATAGTTGCGTATCGTCCAAAGAACTTTACGTTGTCTCTGACCGAGTCATACAACTCGTCATAAGTCGCCGTGGTAAGTCCAGGCAATACTTCATCGCACCACTTGGCGTAGCTTCTTAGACAAAAAGCAAGTTTGTCTGCTCGCCAGACTGCCCGTCGTTCTCTTCGTACTGGTATCCCTTCCCAGTTATTAGCTAAGAAGTCTTCAATACCGTCAAGATTAGTTGTTGGAAAGTTTTGGTAGATTACCGCCGCAGACCCTAAGGTGTAAGGAACAACAAAGCAACCAGCAAACCACGTTGGGTTTTCTGGAGCCATGTTAGCAGCAATCTCAACCTGAGGGTCTGGACCGCCGGTACTCATTTCCAAAGCAGAAAAATCTACAAATGAATTCAATGAATCAGCCATTATAGCACCGTCGCTAGCACGTTAAGCAAACTTTCGTTTGCATCAATAAATGAGATGCCGATTGATTCGGCTACCTCTCTGTCATATGGAGCGTCTCCAACAAAATAAATGTTTTCGTGATGAAAGTTTTTAATTCGTTGAAGTTGCTCAGTTTTTGATTGGCCTTTTATCGAAGAAAATGAGTCTTGAAAATACTTTTTGACAAATGAGCCAAAAACATGCGATGGAGTACTGCTGCAAAGATACATCGGTATGTTGTTGTTTTTTAAGACTCGTACAACCATTGATGCATACGGCATTTCTTTCGTATCATCATTGTAAATACTTACGACTCGTTCATTGTTGAATAAGTTGATGACAAGTTTTTTCCTGTCTACATCTTCTTCGGGAAAAAGCATTTCAATTTGAGTCTCAAAAGGACGACCAATTGTCGATAAGTACATTGACTTCGACAAGTCTTTTGGCAACTTAAAAAAGCTAGAGATTAACTCAGTAGCTAAATCAGCAAGACCTGGCATTGTGTCAGCCAAAGTACCGTCGAAGTCAAATGCAACCACCGTCATTGTAGTCCTTAGTTTTCTGAGATGTACTTGTTGACTAAGTCCCGAGATACGTCATCACGAATTTGCTTCATCGGACTCTTAAAGAAGTACGAAGAAGGTTCAATGATTGAACCGCTAAGACCACGGTCAAGAGCAATCTTTGCGCAACGAATTGCGTCAATCGCTACTCCTGCCGAGTTAGGCGAGTCAACAACTTCAAGCTTAAGCTCTATGTTCAACGGTACATCGCCAAATGTGCGACCTTCCATACGGATGTGCGCCCACTTGCGGTCTTCCAACCAAGGAACATAGTCCGATGGACCGACGTGAACATTCACATCACCCATGTCGTAGTCCAACATTGAAATCACGGCGTTGGTCTTAGAAATCTTCTTGGACTCGAGACGCTCGCGTTCAAGCATGTTCTTGAAGTCCATGTTTCCACCGACGTTAAGTTGTGAAGTGCGCTCTAGCTTTACGCCACGGTCTTGGAACAAAGAAGTAAGTACTCGGTGAACAATAGTTGCACCGACTTGACTCTTAATGTCGTCACCAAGAATTGGCAGACCAGCCTGAACAAAGCGGTCGTGCCAGTACTTTTCACGAGCAATAAATACTGGAATGCAATTTACAAAAGCGCAACCAGCAGCCAAAGCCTGCTCAACGTACCACTTTGTCGCCTCTTCAGAGCCGACAGGCAAGTAGCTAATAATTACATCAGTCTCGGTGTCTCGAAGGACCTGAGCAACGTCTACAGCCTCCTCTGAGGACTTCTCAACAGTGTCCTGGTAGTACTTACCCAGACCGTCGTGAACCATTCCACGAGAAACTTTGACGCCGAGCTTAGGCACATCAGCGAACTTGACCGTGTTGTTCGGGTAAGCGAAAATTGCTTCGCTTACGTCCAAGCCAACTTTAGTTTCTACGACGTCGAATGCGGCAACGATGTTGATGTCTCGAATAAGGTATCCGCCAACAGAGTTGTGCATTACACCTGGGACGGTCTCATCGTTTGCTTCTACGTTCTTGTAGAATTCGATTCCCTGAACAAGGGAGCTAGCGCAGTTACCCACGCCTACAATTGCAACGTTAATTTTCTTCATGATTAAAACGGTGGAGTTGGAGGAGCAGTGCTAGTTGTTGGAGCAGTCGGAGGAGTCGACACCGTAGGAGATGCAGGAGTTGATGCGACTGGCGAAGCAGTTGCATTTGCAGCACCCTCAGCGGCAAGAATCTTCTTGACCTCGTTGCGGACTGAACCGTTGTACTCAGACTGGCCGAGCTCAACTCGACAAACCTTGTTCTCAAGAGCCGCTGCAACTTGGTCGTCTGACGGCTGAGCAGCAAAGAACTCTGTCGTCAAGCCAAGGATGCGCATGTTCGAGAAGAAGTATCCGAGAGCCTTGGGGTTTTCTGGAGTCACAACGAAGCGATTCCATACCCGGCGATTTGCGTGAGGTCCGCTGACCACCTGCATTTCGACTTCGAACATCGACTTACCCGACTGGGCAATCTTGTGTGATGATTTTACGATTTTTACATCGTACTGGCCGTTTGGAAGTGGCTCGTAATTTCCACCGCCGCCTGAAGCTTGTGCTTCTTGTAGAAGGTCTTTCCACGTTGGCATCTTTTGTCTCCTATTTCTTCTTATTACTGCTTGTGTTGTAAATCATACCCAGCATTGTCATTACGTTAGGGTTCTCAATAACATTACCAAGTTTTCCTGTACGGTCGCCGGCCTCAAATGCACTGTGTTGCGTGCACAAAAGTCGCCGAGTCGTTTCTCCCGTGTCTGCGTTGAGTTCGGACCATAAGTATCCGACCACATCGACATAATATGGAAGAGTGTTTGCAAGTTGGCCTTGCACGTATGGACGACTGACGCCGTCAGCGTTACGAGTCATTGCGACAAATATAACTGTCTGAAGAGGGTTCGTCGGATGAATAATTAAGTCACGGTATGAGCGAATAAGAGATGACATTTTTCTCAGTAGCTCACCCCAGTCCTGCGTCTTCATTTGTTCTGTTCCGACGATTGCATCAATACACCGTTGCTGCGTCTCAGACAGCGAGTCAATGGTGACAGACTTAAAGGGGTGCTTTCCAGAGTTCAACCAGTCGTAGACTCGTTGTACGTCTTGAAATGAGCGAACATAAACAACGCACGTGTCCCAAGTACCGTCGTTTTCTGGCGGTGCTTGAGTGAGTGGGTCCCAAATCTTTTTCGGCGAAGAAGTAAATCGTGTACTTGCTCCACCTTCTGCGTCGAGAATTAGTCTCGGTGCTGGACTTGTATCGGAAAGAAAAGACTTACCGCTTTTACTTGGCCCGTGGACCAGGATACTTACACCTTGTGTCATAGGTTCACCTCTGATTCATATCTTTCGTAAGGATTGTGTACTTTAAATGCCGTCTCAAGAACGCCTTCAGCATGAGAGCCGTCGTCAAACATAGGACAAACGGTGCGGAACTCACAATCCCACGCGCAGTTGTTATTAGGAGAAGGATAGGCGGCAATACGGTGGTCTACTCCACTATTTAATTGGTCTTCAACCATAATCATATTGCTAAGAGTACCGTAAAGACGATACCAGAAGTTTTTAAGTTCGATATCGTTGTGATGAATAGTTTCACGCATGTAAAAGGGCGGCTTGGCATTTGCCGTGCGCTTTACTTTACGAAGCATATTATAAATTCCACCGGTGACGTGTTCTTCTTTAGGCTTAGTCATTTGCTCAAGAAGTTGGTACATAAGAGGTTGCTCGTTAATTTCAAGAGTACGAGTTAGACCGTCAAAAGAAGCGCACGTTTTGTGGTCCATAGAAAGAAGACGACCGTCAGACTTGCGACGAATACGAGTATCAAGTTTTCCAATGATAGTTACTGGCAAGCCCTCAAAATCTGAGCGCAATTCTTCTTCGACTGAGATAACATCAAAGTCATCATCAACACCAGTGTCTTGGACCCATTCAACGTAACCCTCAATCATCACTAAAGCAAGCGCGGCTTCTTTATTGAGTTCCTCCATAACAATTACATTTTCAGGGTCTACAGCGTCACGAGCAATCTGATACTGCTCACGGATAACCTCAATCGGGTCACGAGGCTCTGGTGCGTAATAAGCGGCGAGTGCTTCGTGAACTCGAGTACCAAGCTTCAAAGCTCCGGTTTCTCGTTCCTCTACTTTTCGAAGCTTACGGTGGTAAGCAAGCCACCACTTACGGCGGCAACGCTTAAAAGTTTGAATTTCTGAGTTACTAACGTGCATTTGTCTTTCCGTCATGGTCTATACTTTATCAGGTCTTATGCCACGTTTTGCCCGAAAAGAAGCTTTTTCATAGTTTCTGAATCACGTAAAATCTCATTCAGATTTTCGCCTTTTTCTTGCAAACGTTCGAGTTGACGGCCAACTTCCATCGTGCCTTCAGTTACGACATCGATAATAGTTACCTGTTCGTGTTGTTCTGAGCCGATGCGGTGTACTCGGTCTTCAGTTTGCATATTGTCAATCAATGACCAAGAACGCTGAAGCATTACTAAGTACGGTGCTGTTGTCAAAGTAATACCAGTACCACCAGACTGAACTGTGAGCAGAATTACACGGACTCGCTTTTCTTGAAAGTCGGCAATTGCATTTGCTCGTTCGTCCATTGACTGACCACCGGTAACACTTGAAAATGAAATGCCCTCCTTGGTCAAACGCTCTTCGCAAAGAGTAAGAAGTTGTCGAGATACCATACCAACGGCAACTGGCTCATCACCAATGCTATCGATAATTTCCATAAGCGCATCGACCTTACAAGAAGGAGCAGACAAAGAGACTGAACCGTCGTCATTGATTTCTGCGTACGCTGATGCAAATTGAAGAAGACGAGTATATTGCGCCAGTGGATTAGTTGTAACCAACACACCGCTTTCAAGCTCAGCAATCATGTTTGCCGCCATATCTTGATACGCATCTTTTTGTTTCTTATTCATCTCACATACCCACTCCTGTCTAAGCTTAGGAGGTAGGAATGGCAACAACACTTCTTTTGGAACTCGTCGAAACCGAGGGTCAAGGAACGAGAAAAGTTCATCGGCCGTCAAAGGATTTGCACCACCAACGTCGAGTGAGCCCCAACTATTCCAAGTTGCTAAAGCATATCGCTCGATGAAACTACTCTTGCGAGGGAAATCTTCTGGCGAGTTACCGTGCATAATAGCCCAGAGGTCACCGAGATGCTGAGCAATTGGAGTACCGGTCGCGTCCCAGCAATAACGAACAGAACTGGCATGTTGCAATGCCCATGACGCTCTTGTCTGCTTACTTGATGGGTCCTTAGCTCTATGCGCTTCGTCTCGAATGACGGTGCGCCAAGGAATAGTGTTTAATGCTTTAGGATGTACTTCACAGCGATTTTCAGAGATTGCTGGGTCTTCACCGCCGTGTTCAACGCAACGAACCAAAGAAATTGAACCGTAGTTTGCAAGACGAGAAAGAGTGCGAAGCCCTTCCCAGTTCACAACAACAAGAACTTTGTCGCCGTCATTGATGTCCTCAAGTTGTTTCTTTCGTTTGGCAGCGCCACCGTCAAGAATTCTGACTTCACAATCAAGACCAAGTTTTTCGACCTCTTGCTTCCAAGCAGTGCGTACACCGTTAGGAGTCACAACAATCGCTGGCCAGCCGTCATCTGGGATAGCTAGAAGAAGCTGGCGAGTCTTACCAGTACCCATTGGGTCACCGAGAAGACCGCGCTTGGTAGCACGAAGCCACTGCACTCCAGCTCGTTGCGGTGGAAACAATCGCTCGTCTCCTTCGGCGTCGATTGCCGAACGAAGTTCCATGCAAGGGTCTACTCGAGTTTGCTTTTCGTTTTGAGCCCATGCCATAAGGTTAGGTCCAATTTCAAGTCGTTCTTGAAAGACTCCACGAAGTGCTACGCAACTTGCCCAACTTAATGGAAGTCGCCAACTACCACTTTGAGACCACTTTGTGCCGGGAATACTTTTAATCGCATACCTGTCGCGGTATTCAGTGGTGATAGAGATTTCGTTACCGTCAATCTCAGCAACCGGCATCATGCTCCTTTGTTAGTCCTGTTTTTATTGTATCAAAGAGAAGTTCGTTTGATAAATATTTTTGGGTCAATAATTTTATTTTTTGTGAGATAGAGAAGAAGATGTCTTTGCGCATCTCTTGCGTGCCCAGCTCCTGGTGGTTTGTACCAGCCAATTCCGTCCAATCTTTCGTCAGTCGAGAATCTTTTTGCGTCGCTTGCGTTTTGCAATACAAAAGGTATACCGTGCTTTTCGCATACATGTTTAAGAACTCCAATTTGCTCAAGTGACCACGGTGCTTGGCTAAACTTACCTGTTTGAGCACCAATGATGTACCGCTCACTAATGACAAAATCGACTTCCTTATTTTCTATTATGCTTTCGGCTTTTAGCAAGAATTCTCTTGCTGGCAATTCGCCTTCAATGCGAGTGCCGTCAATCCAGATTACATACCCTGTGACTTTTCCTGGGTCCACTGAAAGAACATTCGGCATTAACTCCCATACTTGGCACCCCAACGAGATAGAGGACCGTCAATACCAACTGTAAGTGGTACAGCCCAACGGTCGTCGGACATTGCCTTAGATATAACTTGTTGTATCTCAATCATATCTTCATTTGGAACATCGGCAATGATTTCGTCATGTACTGGAAGTAGAAGATACTGTCCAGCATCACTTTCGTCAAGTCGAACAAGAGCCTCTTTAAAGACGTCAGCGGCCATGCCTTGAATTAACGCGTTAACCAATGCATAGTCTCGGTCGTTGTCGCTTTTTTGTAGACGACCAAGTGGAGTCTTGACATACGCAACGCCTTCTGACTGCTTTCGCATTTCCACCGTGCGACCTACTTGGTTTTGGAATTCTCGTACTCCAGGAAACATTGTGTCGTACTGGTTTAAGAATTGCTTTGCATCCTCAAGTGAGATGCCCGCCGTCATAGCAATTTTGTCAGGCCCAGCGCCGTAGATTTTGGCGAAGCCAACACCTTTAGCGATTTGACGTCGCGTGTCTTTCTTATCAATTGTGTTATCACCATAGACTCGTTGAGCCGTGGCCAAGTGAATATCACCTGAGTTAATTGCGTCAATAAGATTTTGGTCTTGAGCAAAATGAGCAAGGCATCGCATTTCAATACCGTCAAAGTCTGCCGAAATAAGTGAATGACCTTCACGTGGAATAAAGCAGTCTCGTACAATTCGACCTCGAGGAAGAGTTTGCAATGCTGGGCGTTCCATTGACATACGACCAGTACGAGCTCCGACCTGATTAATGCGAGGATGCACGAAGCCGTTTTCGTCTACAGATTCAAGAAATACATCAAGGTAAGTCGAACGAATTTTCTCAGACTTACGCCGTGCATATACTTGATACGCCAGTACTTGGCCTTCGTTCAAAGTAGAAAAATCAACATCTTCAAGATTGCCACCGATAATTGAAGTCAATACATCTTCATCAAGAGCGTAGCCACCGCTGCTTGTTCGATTAGTTAACTCGATGCCAAGTTTTAGAAGTGTTTCAGTGACCTCACGGTTAGACCCTGGACTGATGTTGTATTTTTCTCCACACCAAGTAGTCACTCCGTTGGCAAAGGCTTGTAGCTCAGTAGACTTATTTCTAGTGTACTCTAAGTCAATTCTAGAGCCTCGAGTTTCCATGTCAGTAAGAACCCATTGGACTGCTTGTTCAAGGTCATACAAGCGATTGTAGGACTGCTTAATTGACGGATAAAGTTTGCTAAACATGTGAGCAGTTAAAACGGTGTCCATTGCGCCATAGCACCAGTACAATTGAAAGTCAACTGGTACTGTCGCCCATGTCCACTTTTGAGTACTCATTGCTTCATCAAGAGCTCGACTTGCGTACGCTGCCGTGGAATCTACAAGTCGTGCAGCATTTGGCTTTAGAGCTGTAGACGCGGCTGGGTCTAAGATGTGACACATTAAACGAGTGTCGTGAATGTTTTCTCGTGGAAGACGAATGCCACTGTGACGTTCAAGAAAACGAACGTCAAACTTTGAGTTATGACCGACCATTTCGCCACGATATTTTTGTAGAGCCTCAATTGCAACTCCTCCCCAGCGTTCCCACGGTATTGCCCAACCAGTTCCTACATCACCAAATTGTACAAGTCTAAGCGGGTCTTTCTCTGGGTCAAGGCCGCCTGTTTCTGTGTCAAATGCTAGAACTTCACGACGTTGGCCAAGCCAAGTCATAAACTCACTAGCTTTTTCAACTGAGTCTACTAGTTCAAGATTTACGTCTTCTAATCCCATGTTATTAACTCTACTTCTATCCTGTAACTTTCTAGCAACTCTGCCGTCTCTTCAGGATTGCGCTTTTTCTCATAAGGCGTTTCTAACATCACAACTTTTTTGATGCCAGAGTTTGCGATAATAAGTGCGCAACGAATACAAGTCACACCGTTGACATAAAGAACTGGGCTTCGCTCAAGCCAAAGATTTGGCGCTCGCAAAATAGCATTTTGCTCAGCGTGAACCATATGACAATCAGTGTAATTTGGACTAATTGCGTGCTCGCCAATTTCATTTGCCGTCACAGCTCTCGTGCACCAGAATTTGCAAGGGACATCTACGTGGTTGCCAGCCGGTACTCCATTATAGCCAACTGACAAAACACGGTTGTCTTCAGAAACAATGACCGCGCCATAATGCGCTCGACTGCACAGACTTCTCTTGCCGACAAGAGTTGCCGTGTTCATCCACAATTCACCCCATGAAATTCGTTCATCGCTCAAGATTGTCTCCATTGATTGCCAATTGCTGCTTCAAGTGCCAGTTTTCTGTGACGCTTAGCGGTACCACATTGTCTGGGTCTTCGATAAACTTCATTGCTCGTTCTTGAATCTCTTCAAATGAGATTCCAGGATAACCAAAGCCGTCATGAATTGTGAATGTCTTCGTTGGCTCGGTAAGAGTTTCAATCTTGTCAAAGTCTCGTTCGTATAAGTGGAATGAGACGGCATGATGATAGTAGTCGCCTGCTTCGATGTTAAGTACATTAGCCATTGCAAGATGTAGTTGTGAGAACTGGCCCCAGTCGTGAGGAGTTCCCCACCAGACATCATTACTTCTCATCGTTACGTGCAAGACTAATTTGTCATTGCGAATAAAGAACTGAAGCATCGTTGTGCACGGCACATCACGAGACTGAGGGAAACGAAATGCGTCAAGGACTGGGTCCCAGATTGTGATTACTGCCTGACGAGAATCACGGTCTGACTGTAGTCGTTTGATTGCGTAGCCAAGTTGTGCGCCAATACGAACTCCATACGCACCGTGAAAGAATTCACCAGTAAGAAATGAAGACATATTCGGGACTGAGTTAACAATTCGCATCGGGTAAGATGATGACGAGATTAGTTGAAGACCTTCCATACTGATAAGCTTCATGCTTAACTTACGGTTGATACCTTCAACAATTGACATGTGAGGGTCTAACTTCATAACAACATCAAACAACTCTCGAGTTGGCTCGCCTCGAGGACTTGCCTTTTCACCGTTGTCACGCAAATACTTAAGCAATAAAGGATAATCGTATTGCGGGTTTTCAATTTCAAATGAACGATTTAGTCGTTCCATGTCTTCTCCTTGATGTGTGTAAATGGAATCTTTGCATCAGTGCACCTGTCTGCGGCCTCTTCGTCAAGAGCAAAAGTTGTTGGGTTATATGTTGCATCCCAGAGACGGTCAAGTTTTTCGTTTGAGTTTGCAAAACTAGCCACAAGCAAATTGTCTAGTCCGTACTTCTTGACTATATTGTATGCCTCTGTGTTTTCATACGGTAAATAAGCGATTGGAGTATCTGAGGTTCCAATGTATAAAGAATTTGGTCGACGAGGACCAACATATGAAAGAAACGGACTAATTTGCACGCTAGCATTTTCATAAAGTGTGGCACTTTGGATAATTGGCTCGATGTCATGAAAGCCAGACGCTGAAGTCAAATAAGGCACACGACTTTTCTTTATGACGTCACGGTAAGTGTTAAATACTGACTCAACTTCATGCGGCTCAAGGTAATCTTCTCCGCGTGAATTCATGCGTTCAACAAGTTGAGGCAACGGCATTTCTGTGTGAACAATGAAAGCGCCTTTTGCAAGAAGAAATGATTCCATATGCCAGCGAATGACTGGGTCTAATCCACCGTCGTTTCGCTTGATTGGACCATATACGTCTGGGCCAATGTGCCAACGGTCACAGATAATTGAAATGCCAGCACCAGGAACATAATCAGCAAAAGGTAGTGAATATTCTTCAAGAACGTGAGCAACAGGCACGCCACGGTGCAAAAGAGCAACACCTTGAGTTTTTACGAGTTCTTCAAACAACTCGTCTGCTAATGTGCTCTTTCCTGAGCAGTCAATGCCCTCAATTATGATGAGCATTCGTCCTCCGTTCGTTAAGTCTTGGTTTTTATTTTATCCGTTGAGGAGCGTAAAACGCCTCTTTTATTCCATTATCTTGTTCGGCTGCTTTAAGTAATGCAGTAGTTGAAGTCTTAGGAATATACCATACACCGTCAGCATCTCGAAGACGCAGTCGTTCAATAATGGCATTTGGGTCTTCTGAAACTTGAGCCCACTCACGATTAACTTCGTGGCATACATCTTCAGTCAAGATGGGACGGCATGTTGGGCAAGGAACAGAGTTCTTTAGCGCTGGCTTTGACTTGGCATTCTTTTCTTTCATCTGGTCGCAATTGGGCCGATGAACCACTAAACTCTTGCCAGAGCCAGCAACAATGTACCTTCCGCCTACAGTTTTGTAGATATCTACGACAAACCACCGTGGCTTATTTGGTGAGAATGACGAAGCGTTTGCCAAATGAATTCCCTCAAAATCAAGTTGGCGACCTCGGTCAAATACAGTAAAAAATTGAGGGTCCATGAGAATCTAATCTATCATTTATTAACTGTTAGCTTGTACTTCTTGTACGCGAACTGAGAAAGAGAGACTCCTTCATATCGCTTGCACAAATAGTTTAAACTTACGAACATTGGGTCATAAGACCCATCGCGTACTTCGTGCTTAATAATAATGCCACGCCAGTGAGCGTTGCCTTGATAGCCCTTGTAGTCTTCATTGTGAATATAGCAAGCGCCAGCAACTAGACCGTGCTGAGCAATTCCATTGACATATCGCATGCCATAAAGCAAAGTCTGCTGGTGTCCCATCGTAAATGATGTGCCAATTGTCTTAAGACGCGACTCAATCATTCCGCCGTAAGGAATACCAGTCATTGGATTGTAGAAGTAGTGAGCATAATGAATTCCATCAATGTTCACTGGCTTTAAGAACGGGTGCACCGTCCAGCCGCATTCTTCATAATTTAAGTCATCAACGCTAAGAACGCCTTCAAGTTTGGCTGTTCTGCTCGTGGCTTTTTCAATTCGATTTTCGTGGTTACCAAGAAGTATATTTCTTTCTGGCTTCCAGAGGACTCTGTGCGCTTTAGCTCGTTGCTTGTTGTAATCGACTAAAGGCTGGTTAAGAATAGAAAAACCAAGGTTAGCAAATTGAATATCAATTTCATACCGTCGACCTTCCATTTCTCGTTTGCCTTCATCGTACATCGAAAGACTTGGCATATCAGCGTGGTCGCCTAAGTGAATAATTTTCACGTTAGACTTGCCACCAAATTCATCAACAATATACTGACCAATCCAAGACAAGTGGTCAAACGGTACACCTTCTCGGCATTGTGTGTCAGGAATCACAACATGCGTTGCGGACATGTCTTCCATCTTTGCACCTCCAATGTGCGTTAGTTATATACTAAATTATTTTTCGTCTTCGTTTTTATCTGGTACAGTATTACTTGTTGCAGATGAAATTAGACCGCGCACATACTTTTCTGCTTCAAAGTCAGACGCAGTTGTTGTGTGCACTCCGCCAGGTCCACGGTGATGAAAAAGACAAAGCCATACTAGATTCTCTGCACTTTCAACCCACGCGCCAACTTCATTTGGGTCTGACACGCCAGGATAGTCTACTTCAAGCCATTGAAGGTCTACACCATTTTGAAGAGAGAATTCGATATGCGCGTGATGAAGTTCAAGTGGCTTATCAAGTGCGCACTCAGAAAAGTCGCCACGATGTAGACCTACGGCACATTGAGCAGTGTCTTTTGTTTTGCGACGATACGCATTGAAGTCTTTGTAGTGCGGGTCGCCGTCACGAGGAGCATGTTCTGGATAGTGAACGACGTAGTGGCGTGTAATCTTTTGGTCGTGCGCAGGGACTACGTTATTTTCTTCGGTCAAAAACCTCTTAGCTTAAAAGCGTCATTGCTGATTGAGTCACCGTGATTGAGCCAGAAATCAACGCCTGGCCAGTACCGGTTGATTGCCATTCCCAGACCCAAGTCCCAGGAAAGCCAGTGGTATCTACTTCTGCAACGTAATTTCCAACACTTGGATTAGTGACCGCGTCACTAACACCGTATTTAAGAATAGTAATTGAGCCACCGTTGATTCTGTATCCAAAAGCAACATTTGTTGGGTCAATTGGATTGCCAGTTGCTTCTGTGGTGAATGCCACAGAAAAGTTAAGAACATTACCTTCTACAAATGTGTTTGCGTTGCTAACCATAGCACAATTCTATACTATTGATGCTTTAGTTAATGTGACAACTTCAATTCCGTCTTCTATAGTCTCAGTTTTGTTTACTACGTTTATGCTAGTACTTACAGAATAATTTGTTGATGTGTAACCATTTGTTACGCAATTCGTTGCCACTCTGGCCGCTGTGGCGTAACTTGTCGTATTGACCGCATAAAGCATGCGGTTTGGCAGAAATACTGTGCCAATTCCTGCCGCTACAAATGTGGACGAAAGAGAAGCGGTACCAAGCAAATAAGTTGACGCTGAACCGTGAGAAGCAAATGAGCCAGTAAGTTGGCCAGAACCAAATAAAGCAGCAGCGCCGGCACCGTATGAGCTAAACGTGACTGTAAGACTTCCAGTTGCTGAATGCACAACAACACCGTTTGCCGTACCAGTAAATGAAGTACTTATCGAACCGGAGCCACGAGTAATGACAACGCCGTTTGCAGAACTACTAAACGAACTTGAGATTGAACCAGATGCTGGAACAAATGCCGTCGCGGTACCTAAGGCTGAATAAGTCGATGCAACTGAACCGTTCCCAGGAATAAATACAGTTGCGGAGGCATTTGCAGAGAACGACGATAAAAGACTAGAAGTACCTTGCGTGACTTCTGAGCCGGAGGCGCTAGAACTAAACGTCGATAAAAGTTGACCATTTGCCGGAACAAATGCGGTCGCGGTTGCTGACGCAGAAAATGATGAAGAAATTGAACTGGAAGCAGGCACGTATGACGTTCCAGTTGCAGCACTGTTAAACGAACTTGAGATTTGCCCAGTACCGTTTGAAATTATGAGACCAGTTGCTTGAGCAGAGAATGATGATGATATTGCGCCACTTGCGTTGCCAACAACAGTTGCCGTCGCATTTGCTGAGAACGTCGAGCTTAATTGTGCAGTCCCAGGCTCGTATGCGTTACCAGTTGCTGATGCGCTAAATGAACCGCTTACGCTGCCAGTTGCTGGCAAACTAGCGGAACCTATAGCGCTTGAACTAAATGTTGTTGCGACTACGCCAGCACCAGGAAGTGAAGCACTTCCGTTTGCTGTCAAATTAAATGAAGAAGAAATAGCTCCAGACGCAGATAAATACGCTGTTGCCGTTGCACTTAACGTTGTTGATGCGCTAAATGAGCCTTGCCCCGGAATAAATGTTGTCGAAGTACCGTTTGCAGAAAAAGCGCTTGAAATCGCGCCTGTTGCTGGGACATAAGTTGTTGCTGACGCGCTCGCTGAAAACGAACTTGTAAGATTTCCACTAGCTGGCTCGAAAACTGTTGCAGCCGCGCTGGCGTTGAAACTAGCGGCAAAACTTGCACTGGCTGTGTTGATAATTGTTCCGGCAGCACTAGCCTCAAAATCAGCAGATGCCGACCCGGTAGCAGGTTCGACAATTGTGCCGGTTGCGCTGGCCGAGAACGAGGCATTGAGGCTACCCGAGCCCGAGGTTGTGACCGATGGGATTCCGTAGGCTTGACCTAGGTAGGGCAGACCAAGATAGTTTGCACCGAGCATGGGTCA